TTCTAAAGCGAAGCTGAACTAAGTATCATCCAGATTATGTGGTCATAATTCACCGTATGCACGGTGAATTGAATGCATCATCCGAGTGACAGCAGTCATCTACGATAATGAGATTGTAGTTTCCTACGCGGAGGCGGTTGACCGGTACCCCCTACTCAAGCTTCACATATCAACGGAACCCTAGTAACCCGATCAAGATCCAAGTCCTATAAGCAGGGGTTGTATCTGTTTCACAGAGCCCCGACCATTTGTTGCCTTAAGTTAGCAATTGCCTTTGACGTCCAAGTCCGGACCGGGTATCTCACCGTTCCTCAATGGAGCTAGATCAAACATCTAGCACAGTGTCGTTTGTGTTGCCTTGAATTTTGTTTATGATGTGTGAGCCATGTACTCTAACTGAGATATGGCCATTGTAATAATCTGTGGATTCTAATACCTTGCGATTGAACTGTTCTCTAGCTTCAATGTAACTGCATTGTGCTTTTGATGTGCAATAGTAAAGTATTTCTCTGGTGAAGTTTTCGGTGCCTAGGGTGGTTACGTCAACAGTTAGATTTTCGCTTGAACCGTAGTACTCGCGCCAATCACTGTCAATTTTGGTTCTAATTTTCTTTTTTTTCTTGATGCCGTTTTTTTGTTTTACAGTTTTGTAAGTTGTTTTTGAGAACTTAGCTAATTTTTTGCCTATGTACTTGCGTCCAGAAAGATTATTGGTGATTAAGTATACAAATCCTACACATTCTTCGGGCAATGTCTCAACTGGAGTGTTTTGATATTGCCAAGTCATGTGTAGTTTTGTGTTGCTGCCTTACGTAATAGTTATCGTTTTTAATGGTGTTGGTGTAATTTAATGAAAATCTAATAGAGTTTCTAAAGCGTCAAAGTCGTCTGCTTGTATTGTATTTTTGTTTAAATTTGACAAAATATTGTATAAAATTTGTAATTCTTCACGACTGCGAGTCTGCGGCCAACCCAGAGTCACACTTAGTTCATGTAGCTCTAATCGACGACGAATTCTTTCTTTAAGAGTCAATGTTGGGTTCGTTTCGTTTAACCAACCAAACCCCAGTGCAATGTCACGGATCCCTTTTGGTAAATTTTTTAATTTAACTGCAAAATCTGGATCAGTTATTATTTTAACTTGCGAGTCGTGTTCTAGTTTGTTTGTGGATCGAAACATTCCGGTATATCCCCACCGAATCATGTGTATTACACCGGCCTTTGCATAACGTTGATACCTATGTAAAAATTCAAGATTGCACTCATGATCTTCTTGAGTTTCAGTTGGATACCCTACAAACATTAGACATACGTTTTTGATACCGTATTTGGCACATTGAGAAAAATGAAAATCAATGTCTGAATTACTGTAGTGTTTGCCCATATGTTTTCGCACACTGGGACTAAAAGTTTCGAATCCTGTTACTAACAAATCGGCACCTGCTTGTGCCATCAACTCCCAGTCTCTCTCGTTTTGATCTAAGCGAGTTCTGCAAATAAACTGCCCAACATAGCGAATTGGTTCAAGATCAGGATCTTTTTGTTTTGCCTCAATTAATTGCCGATTTATATTTCTCCAAGTTTTCATGTTACCATTCAACAGGCTATCTGTAAAATGAAAAATATTTGCACCAAATTCTTTTTTGCCTCTGATGATTTCGTTGACTACATCATCTGCAGCACGGGATTGATATTTGGGCCAGAGTTGAGGTACATTGCAAAATGTGCAATTTCTTACACATCCTCTGCTGGCAGTAATGTACATTCCAGGTTGGTGCGTGTAAAAATAATTTTTTGGCTCAATGTCACGGTAATCAGGGTACGGGAGAGATGACAGGTCGTTGATCTGCAATGGTGGAATACCATTTATTCCTGGATATTCAAAATTTTCATTGAGTAATTCCATAATTGCAACTTCGCCGTCGCCGTGTATGTAATAATCTATTAGATCATGTAATTTTGCAAATTCACTAAAACTACTAGTTTTTTTGTCAATTTTTTCCAACGCCGGCAGCCCGCCTGGCCAGGAATAAGCACCATTGCCTCCAATCACTACTTTACAGTTAATTTTTGGCCTAATATACTGTAACAGTTCCCAGGCCGGTATCACACTCATTCTGGTAAACACACTCATGCCCAACATGTCTGGTTGATATTCAATGATTGTGTTAATAAATTTAAGCATCACTTGTTCTAACTCTAGACGTGTGGTAGAATCAATTTCGAGACTCTTGCATCTCCAATACGACTCTAATTCCACCCAGGTACGAGTGCTTACATTTTTGTTTAAAAACAAATTAAAATCAAATATTTTACAGTCCCAGCCAACTTTTCTAATGCAGGAACTCAGTGCCGCTGCTGCTGCAGGTGGCCTCTCAAGTTCCTGACTTGGAATGTTGATAAATGCAAATTTTTTCATAATTTTAATACTTGTTTTATTTTTTCTACAAGATCGCTACACGGATCTAAGCTGCCGCGAAATTTCCAAACACGATCAGGATCTTGATCCAAAAAATTAATAACTTCAAGTTGATTTTTTTGTTCAAAGTACCAGTCCCAAAAATTGTCCTGCCAGGCCCAGCAGATATCTCCGGGAAAATTGTACTGGTAGGCTGCGGTAATTTCTGTAACAGATTCAGGAAACTGTTTTAAAAATCCACTAAAATATCTAGGACGATAAACAGAGATATTTTTAAACCAAGGTTCTAGTTTTATTCCGTCGCACCATATCTGAAGGATTTTGAATTCGGTGTCGGCAGTGATGCAATCATTTTCTATAATTGTGTCCGACTCAACTTTGTTGTAAAAATCTAAAATCAATGTTCCGGTATCCTCAACAACAACATCAATAGTTGAATGGCCCAATGACAAAATGAAATTTTTGTTGCCCGCACAAATTTTTGGTGCAGATCTACCATGATTAGCTTCGATTGAAAAAGTAAATGTTAACATTACAAACTGTATAAAAATGAATCAAACATTGAGAGTAGCAAATAATTATCAGAATTTAATAAAGATTTAAATTTCTCAACAAATTCTGATTTTCATAAAGCATGCCTAAATTATATCGATTTTGTTGTTGATTAAACGGGCTACACCATGCAGTTTGTCCTGCCCTACCAAAACTAGTATAGTCTTCTCCTATTGCAAAATGAACTACTTTGGTTGCAGTTAGTCCTAATTTTTTACACCAATGCTGTTGTTGGTTCTGGTACTTTACCACATTGTAATCCACAGGAAATTGACTGATAATATCTAGTGCTAATCCGGCGCTGAGTCGATTGCAAATGTTTTCATCGTTGCTCATCTGCATGGGGTCTTGTGGTTTTGATTTGCACATTCGTACTGCAATTTTAGCACACTGCACTGGAAATGTCTTGCTAAAACTAAATGTAATTTCATCTATACATTCAGCTGATAGATCAATATCAACTGCATGACTACTGTTGGGCAAATAGATAAAATCTACCAATAGTTTAACTCCAGTGCGATTGCATTCGTCAACTAACCAGTCGAAGTGTTTATGCTTGTCTCCGGTGAGAGCAAAAGGATAGCTACAAATGCAAATGTCGCCTTTGCGTATGTCATCATCTTCAATGTAAGCCCAGTTGGCATTGATCTTGGTCCATATATCCATGTGCCACCAATAATCTCCGCGAAAAACTCGGAATCTTTTGTGTGTGTTTATGAGATAAAAATTGATAAAACTCTCTTGTGTTCCGGCGCTGAATCCCACATACTTGAATTGATCAAGATTGTGTAGTTGATATCTGCTTCCAGAATTGATCCAGGCAGGAAATTGTGATTCAAACTTTTCAACTATCCAAGGATCAAGCAGATGCCTTGCTAGATTTAACTGTTGCACATGTTGTATTACATCAGGGTCTTTGATGCTGTTGCCGCTACTAAAAATACTTCGAGACCGTGCCTGTACAGATTGAAATGTTTGATCTTTAGGAAAAGCCCAAACATATTCTCCCGGAACATCTAACTGATTTGTAGTACTAGCCTGTGCCAGTGTCCATGCTAGTTGTCTTATTGCTGTGATATTTGTTGTAGTATTTTGCATGCCTGTTGATAGTAATTATAATCTTCTTCCCAGTCTGGGTCGTTGTTATTTTTTTCATGTCGAGTTTTTAAAATCCATTTCAACACTGGATTGTTAAATTTTAATGCAAAATTTCCATTTGGACCAAAAAACAAACAACTAGAATATACTGATCCGTTAGATGCAGTGAATTCACTATTCCATTTCAATTCTTCAAAGTCATGGTTGTCAATTACAATTTGCTCAAGTTCAAAACTTCGATCTCTGACAATTTTTCCATTCTCTACCACAGTGTCGTGTGGGTGTTTGTCAATGTGTTCAATCACTAGTATAGCATCAATGTCGTAAAAATCAAATTCTTTTGAGTATTGATCAGGTACGGCACCTCTATAGAGTTCCTGGTTATTGATGCGAATGACACACATTGGCGTGTCAATTATGTTTTTAAATTTTAATTGTAGCTTCATGTTTTATAAATTCAAACAGATCCCAGTGATCAAAAATACTAACCAACGAAATTCTATTTTTAAATTGACCAACGTCTAGATTCAATTGATATGTGTTGAGTAAATTTGCTCGACTGTATTGATTCCAATTCTGATCCCCAACAGCAAACAGTACTGAATCACTAGCTTCTAATCCAAAAAAATCACAAACTGTTTGTTGCTTGATTTTGTAAGTTTTGTAGATATAATCACTGCTGAAATTTTCAATCAATTTTAGCCCAACATACGCACTGAGGGTGTTGTTATACCCAATGGAATCATGCAGTGTTTGTCCGTCAACAATGCTAGATTTGGTAAACCTCACGCCGATTCGTAAATTTGCAATAGGAAAAGCCTTACTCAAACTAAACGCCACTGTATCTATGCAGTCGTGACGTAAATCTGCATGGATATTTCCACTAATAGGATAGTAACAACAATCTACCAAAACAGGAATATTCAACGAGTCGCAAAGATCAAGCAATTGATCAAAACCTAGTAGTGTAGTGCCAGTGTCACAAAATGGTAAACTAATTACCAAGGCATCTCCATATTGCAACGGGGCCTGTTCGTTGACAAAACTCCAATTGGTATTATTATTGTCCCAGGTTTTTAAATGATAAAAATACTCACCTACAAAACATCTCATTCTTCGCTGACGATGACGATAATAAAAACTATCAAAACTTTGGGTAGTACCGTTACTAAAGTCAATTTTATAATTATCGAGTCCTTGTAATTGACTGTTGGTATGTTGAGAAATCCATTTGGGTATAATTTTTTTAAAATTATCTAGATTAGACCGATGTAACAAAACTGACGGATGTGTTTGTTGATCAAAAATATTATTAATTATTTCAACAATAGCTGGATCTTTGACTGCACGAGATCCTTGAAATAATAACTTTGAATGCTGTCTGCAGTTATAGAAGTTATCGGTTTCACGTGCGGAAATAAGCCAGGCAAGTTTTTTATGTAATTTAAGTTTTACATTGCCCATTTTGTTTTACTTCTAGTTCTAATATCATGCACGTGGTAATCATTATGAGACATTTTTATTTAAGATCTATGTCTGTGTTATAGCTGGTAAAGCCGTTTTCTTTGACCACTTGCATGATGTTTTCCACACGCCCTGCCAGTTCATCACGATGACTCACCAGCCAAATACTCTTGTGACGTTCACGACTCATTTGCTTGAGTATGGCCAATGAGCTTTCCATACCTGCTGTGTCTAGTCCTGAATCTATTAGTTCGTCAATGAACAGCAGATTGATGGGACTGTATAAACTTTCCCAAACATCTCTAAACGCCCAGCTCATGCTCAGTATCAAACGATTACGTTCGCCGCGACTCAGGTTGTCAAAGTCCAGTTCACGACCAAGTTCTTCAATACTGACTGTTAGATCATTTTGAAACTTCACAGTGTGCGGCAGGCCAATTCGATCCAGGTAGTGAGTAAGACGTGCATTAAGATAACTTAAATTTTGATCAATGATCTTCTTGCGAACAAATGAGTCTTTGCTAGTCAACAGTTTAAACAAAAATTCCTGATGATCCTGCACCCGAACCAGTTCATTCAGTTGATCATATCCAACCTGCTGCATGGCAGTTTGTTGCATGTCCACAATTTGTTCAGCATAAGGATCGGTTTCCGCATGCTTGGTAGTGATTTGTTGCAACAAACTGGTTACCATGGTTGAGTGTTTAACTGCTTTGGCCTCAGTGTCGTAGTGAGTAACAGGTGCTGCCCCAGGATCCTCGGTGGTGTTTTCTGTCAAGTGTTCAGCATAAGGATCAGTTTCGATTTGTTTGGCCTGAATCTTTTGTTGAATATTTTCTAGTTCGCTGGAATGGCGAATAGCTTCAGCTTCGGTCTTGTAATGTGTAACCGGTCGCTCTGCCGCTACAAAAATTTGTTGGGCACGTAGTTGTGACCATTCAACAGTCCTGGTCAACACAACAGACTCGGCTTCAGTCAGCATGGCTTGTTTTTGTGTCAACACAGTGGCATGCTGGACGTCATGGAACTCCTGACCACATGCATAGCACCGGTGATCTTCTAAGGTAGCAATCTCAGTTTTGAGTTTTGCAACTAGCCCAGCGTCGCGATCAATTTCTCGACCCAGTCTAGCCACTTCACGATCACGTTCTTCCAGCAATCGTGTGTTGACCTGATACTCAGCCAAGTCAGCATGTGCCTGCAGTTCTGCTACAATGTCAATGTGACTGAGACGATCATAACTGGCCTTCAGTTCTGTAATGTCTTTGTTTTGTGACTGTTGCCAGGCAGTTTGAAATGCCAGCATCTTGATCCGAGCATCTGATTGTTTTTTGTGTTCTGCCCAGGCGGCCAAGTCTTGATGAGCACATAATTCAGCTTCAATATCCACTACCACCAGCTCGTCGTATTGCGTGACCAGGGTCAACAGGTCGCTATCGTATTTGGTTTTCCACATGGTTTGCCGACGGCAAAAACTTTCAATCTGTTCTTCGATACGCTTGTTGGCTTCTTGTAACGCTCGGATACGCATTTCTTCTTGTGAGATAGCATCCTTGGTTTCGCGATTGAGTTCTCGAATACGGTCTGCACGTTCACTCAGCAAGGTAATGCCCAACAACTGCTCAATGATGTTGCGCTGATCATTGGCTTTCAAACTCAAGAACGGTTCTGTGTAAGTGTTTAACGCCAAGATATGCTTGAACATATCATGGCTCATACCAATCACACGCTCAACAGCATCCTGAGTCTCTCTTGAGTCTCCTTGAGCTTCGTCTGTGGCTGCTGTTTCTTCATTGTTGACAAAGAATCGCAACACATTGGGCTTGCGCCCTCGTTCAATTCGGTAGTCTATGCCGTTGACCCCAAAGTCCAGGCTAACTATCATGCCCTTGCCATTGGTCTTGTTGACTAGGTTGTCCTTGCGGATATTGCTAAGTGCTTGTCCATACAGAGCATAGCTGAGGGCATTGATTATGGTGGTCTTGCCAGTGCCGTTGCGACTGCCGTCGCCTCCTAGATCCAGGTTTTCTCCCAGAACCAAGGTAAGGTCATTGCGATCAAAGTCAATGGCCTGAGTGCTGTTGCCAACACTCATGAAATTTTTAACTGTGAGATTTCTTATCTGGATCATAGAGTTTTATTATAACAGAAGACTGCTAAGTTTACAAGCAAAAAGAAAAAGTTAAATGGGATAAATCAAGGCGTTTAATACTAGTTCGCTGTCGTACACACAATGTCTTTGCAAAACTTTCAACCCAACATTGCTACGAATTATCTTGTCTTTGTAGTAACCAACATTAAAAACTTCGGTAGCGCCACGCGGTTTGGTTCTAAATACTGCATAGTTTGAAACCACGTTGTAAACAGTTTGGTTATTTTCTTGTGTAATATCTTTAAGAAGCCCAGCACCAATCACGTGCCTTGTGTAGTACGGTTGGTGAAAAATAGTATCGGTTACACCATAAATGCGATCTTTCAACATATCCTTGCTACATAAATCAATCAACGCCAGTGGCAAGTTGCGGTCGTGATTTTCTCGAGATTGTACAACATACCGACAGTTATCTGTAAAAAAATCAATCCAGGTTGCAAAATCACCAGTGTCTAAGGACGATGCATAAGCAACATTGAGCTGGTCGAATTCAAATTGAAAATGAATTTTATCAATCATACGCCCATTATTTTCCTATAGTATTGATACATTCCTCGTATTAGAGTTTCAGTAATCATGTGATCTGTTTGCTCTATGTCTGCTCCGCCTAGTTCGGCCAGGGCCTGACTATCAACAGGTGCTTGATTAAATCCGTGTTGACTTAATTCTATCACTTCTCCGTCATCGGCACTGACAAATCCTGCAGGCCCAAATAAATTTGATTGATTCAATCTGCGCTCAGTTAGTTCTTTGCTGTCGTCCTTAAATCCAAAATGCGTCCAGGTAAATTCAAATTGGTTGTTGCCCTTAGGCACAATGTGACGAGTGCTCATACTGTTTACTTGTTGCTGTATAATAACACTAGGAAACAATGTCAGCATAGTATTAGTAGGCATAATTTCATTATCTGAAAATGGATCTTTGGTCGTCCACCATGCTTCTGTTTCAACATCAAGCAATCGCAGATCATTTAATTTCATTTTGGGTTTAAAACTTTCAACGCCCTTGGTCACTTCGTTTTCAACACCTTGATTGCCACGTATATTAAGCATAACTGCATGTCGACCAGTTTCGTCCTGCACCATACGACTTTTTTGATCAGCTCTAAATAATCCAAAGGTAACAAACCAGGTATGTAACAGCCCCGGATGATAAGGATCCTTGATATTTTCCATCATCAGTTTCCAGTTACCGGGTATCTGTTGTCTATTGTAGCCTAGTAACACTAGTTCTCGGCCTTTGAAAATGCGGTCAATCCATGGCATGATGCGCGGCCCAAAATATTCTTCTATTGATTCAGTTTTGTCGCTAAACGTAGCAAAGATCATTCCGTGCAGTGTTGCCACTCTTAGTTTGTTTAATCCGTGTTGCTCAATATCAAAATCCTTGGGCATTCCGCCCTTGATCTCACCATCTTTGTTTACACCGTGCTGAAACGGTAGGCTATGTAAGTCCCCGTTTAACTTGTAGCGCCACTGATGATACGGACATAAAAAATGTTTGGTATTGCCGTGATTTTTTTGACAAAATTTAACTCCACGATGGGCACAACGATTTTCAAAAACATGAATGTTATCATCATGATCACGGCTAACAATTACTTCTCGTTCACCAACCCAAGACAATTTAAAATCTCCTGCATTTGGGATCTCGCATGCTAAACCTACATACACCCAATGGGGTCCGTACCAGATTTGTTCTAATTCCTGTTGATATATTTCAGGGTCGGTGTAAACCCAGTAAGGTATTTTGCTAGTATCGTTGCGTGGCCAAGACTTGGTCATTGTTTAATATTGATGTTGTATTTTTTAAGACTATCTAAGTAGTTTGCACGATCGCTGTCAATTTGCTTTCGAAACTCTGGCAAACTTATCGTGTTCATTGGAATAAAATAGTTGTCAACTAGCGATTGTTGAACTGTTTGACTCGCTAACACATCTCTAACATCTTTTTCAAGTTGCAGTTTTAACGGTACTGGAACTTTTTTATTAACATAAAATGCCAACCAACTCTGCCCTATAATGTTTTTTCCGGTAGCTTCTCTTACAGTAGGAACATTAGGAAATCTTTGATCTCTTCGATTAGAAGCAATAGCAAGATAATGGATTTTGCCAGCTTGATACATGGCTCTACTAGAACCTAAACTAGCAAATCCAAATGCCAGTTCGCGATTGATAGTATCAATAAACCACTGCCCATAATCTTTGTATGGGACGTGTGTAGCATTGCTGGCATACATACTACCAAATTCTGCACTAGTGATATGTCCAATGCTGCCAACGGCCCAGGAACCGTAAGTTGGATTTTTGTTAATTTCATTTTTTAGGTCGGCGATGTTTTGTATCTGTGGACTGGTAAACAATACCATGTCTGCGGTAAAAAAAGGAGCAAGTGGTTCCACGCCGGCTAATGACTCTTCGTTGTTATATAGAATCGGAAAAGAAACAATATCTCCTACCGAAAACAATGCAAGGGTATGCCCATCGGGCGACTCTTTGGCCAATTGACGTATGGCCACCAGACCAGAGCCGCCCGGTTTATTTTCAACAATTACTGATTTGCCCCATTTGTTAGACAACACTTCTGCAACACGGCGTAATTGTACATCGGGTCCACTTCCGGCTGGTAAGCTGATAACAAATTTCACTGGTTTGTCAGGAAATGCACAGACTGGTAGTGAGAACAATAAAGTTAATGAAAAAATAATTTTTGATAGTAATTGCATAATTATGATACGATCCAGGGATTTTCGGTATGCTCAGAGAGCCTAGGAGCGTTGATTCTGAAATATTCTCTTAGAGCAGGCCTGCTTATTTTTCTAGCACCCATGAACTCTTGTTTGTCAAGATTTCTTGCTCGTTTTGAAATGTAAACGTTGCGATAACGTTGTCGAAACCAATTGTCTAATTCAGCTTCGGCAGTGGGGTTGCTGGACCATATGGCCAAATACACTTGTTGTTCTTCGTTGTCAACAACAATAGTAGCGCCTTCTTCGTTATTAATATTGAACAATTCGCTAACTTTAGTTTCAATTTCATGGTGCAGTATCCATTCATCGTTGATTCTGTAATCTGCTCCTCGTCCCAAGAAGTAATATTTTCCGTCACGTAACTCAAACTTGTCGTGACTGGTCTTCCATTCAGTACTACCTATCCCGGAAATCTGTATGTAAAGACTTTGATCTTGAAGATCAAAATCAAAGAAATTGTCTAATTTTGGACCAATGCAATTTGGTTCATACGCATCTAGAGGTACGCTGCAATCTACGTTCTTGACCAAAAACCCATAGCCGATCGTGGTGTCACCAAATACACTTTTGATTGAACTTACATTTTTTTCTTTGGCCAAAGATATAATATCTTTGGGACAATAATATAGTGTAGTAACATCAACAGGATGTTGCAGTACAGACGTGGTGTTCAACCAATTTGTTAGTTTGGATGGTGTGTATAAAAACAGTTTATTGATTTGTTTTTCAATTATAAAATCTGACAATTTTTTTAAATCAGCTTCGCTTACAAAGTGTGAATTCAAGATCCACTGATGCTTGGCTATCATCATGCTGGGCAAAAAGTGATAACAGGCGCTGGCTCCGTGATGCAGATTATTTGTATGCAATGACGAGGTTCCAGGTTGAAAGTTTAGATGTTTACACAATCTCTGTGCTTGCAGTACTACAGAGTTATGATCAATGCGTTGTTGTTTTGGAACACCGGTGGTGCCACTGGTAGCAGTCCATATTGCCTGACTATGTGGCGTGGCGTACACCGTTGACGCTACTTCTTTAAAACGTAAGTGATCAACAATTTGATAGTTGTCAAAATCTTTTTCGGTGATGATTTGATTACAGTGCAATTCGGTACGCAATACGTCCCACTTCGAGTAAAAATTGTTGTCTGATGGGTCTAACTGTTTGCTGTACACAATAGCATAGTCGATCTTGCCGTGAATAGAAAAAACTTTGCTATGGCACATCTGTTCGGAGTTGGCGTGAACCCAATCCACAATCAGTGTTAGACCGAGTTCCCAGGCAGCATAGATTGCTGAAAAATAATAGATATTTGTGAGATTGAACTCTATCATCACAGTCTTGCCCGGTTGAGCATGATATCTTTCAACCAACATGTATTTCCAATAATCGATCATATCGCATAATTGATGGTAATTAAAAGTTGTTATTTCGTTAGATTTAACTTCCCATTGATGTATAAGAACTTCTGGATTGATACAATGTCGTGATAGTACGTTGGTTATAGTATTTGGTAAATTAATCATATATTATAGAGTCTGATAGATCTTCAACAGCAATTTGTTATCGTAGAATTCTGATTCGATGTTGGTGATCTGATCTGTGACGATCTGATCTACTGATTCAAATTTGACTTCACCTGGCGCAAGGTCTTCGCCTACCTCAGATGTCTTGTTTGGAATCAGGGCCATTTCACGCAGATCATAATCCCGAATAAACGTTTCTTTGATAAAGTTGGCTTCTTCGTAGCTGATCTCGATGTCAAGATTCACACGCACATGCATCTTGGGCGCCAGCAAAGCAGCAGCATTATCAATCAAGTTGGCCAGTCCATACACCCGATACCTGGGCTGATCTGGCCAAGCATGAAATTCAGGTTCCCGGCCCCATTCCAGGATCATCATGCCGCGATCATCGTCTCCGGCATCTGCATAGTTGTGCGGAAAACAGTTGCCAATGTAGGTGATATTCTTTTTGGTTTGACGCTTGTGAAAATGGCCGGTGAACACATGTTCAAACCCGGTGAAGTCTTCTCGTTGCACCTCGCCGTGATCGGGCATTTCGATCTGTGCATTCATCAAGTAACCGGGCAGTTCAAAGTGCCCAAACATGTACTTGCCGGTTAGTTTGGGTATGCGTTTATGATCGTCGGCACACAACCACGGAGCAATAGTAACATTGCCGTCGCTAAACCAATCGTTACATATAGTAACATTTGAAAGATGTTTGGCCCACTCCACACTTTGAATATCACGTTTGTCCCGATAATACAAATCGTGATTACCAGGAATAAAATACACCTGTTCAAAGTTGTCATTCATATGTTCCAAGGCTTGTAGGCTGTAGTTCAGCGTGACAATGTTTAGACTGGCACGATTGTTGTGCCAGTCACCTAGGAACATGCAGGTTTCGCAGCCCTGTTCCTGGGCCTTGGCCGTGGCCCATTTCACAAAGTTCAGGCAGTCTTCGTTGTGAAGTTGACTGTTTGATTTGAGTCCAAAGTGGATGTCAGTAAAGACGGCTGCTTTTTTAAATAGATTACTCATCTAGTGAGTTTACTACATCGTCTAGACTACTCACAACCGGTCCGGACATGGCAGCCATGCTTTTGCTTCCGGAGTTTTGCCGAGTCCAGGATGGGTTCAGACCATTGATCTCCAGGATGTCATCACGGATGTTTTGATTTTTCTTTTCAATGTTCAGGATGCGAGTAAAGCTGTTGGTGATGGCAGCGGTGTAGTAAGCAAAGGGATTTTGACTTTTGCTTTCATCAAACTGTAGTCCAATCTGTGATAACTGTAGCAGTGCTTGTCCCCGCATTTCTTCGTTGTAGGTGTAGCCGCGCCAGTTTGATCTAGTGGCATAGCGTTCACACAGTTTCATAAACATCATGGCCAATTTACGAGTCATGTTGCCATGATCTCTGCAGAATTCACCTGTGGCCAAGTCGCCCTTCCAGTGACTGCGACCCACCATGAATGTGGTTTTGTCTTCATTTAATCGATAGTGTTCAAATGGTGGAAAGTTCAGTCTCACATGATTCATGTCCAGCACAGGCTCATCGATCAGGTCGGCCAATGGGTCATCTTCGGTGACATCATCCAGATCTAGAATTTCTTCTAGCTTGCGTTTTTTGGCTTCGGCTTTGGTGATCTTTTTGGGAGCCATGGGAATATGATCCCATGCAGTGATACGAAACACCAGATCGGTGTTGGCAATCTTTTTCTGATCAATCACTTGACCGGTTTCTCGTTTGATACGGTCTGCTCGTGCCTTGCGAGCTTCCACAATAGTGCGCTGGTTGATCTTGTCAACAGTGGGCAAAATAAGATCGTATTGATGGTCGAGGTCTCGGTCTCGGTACCAGCAGTAGGTGTTTTTGCTGGCATGTATTTCTTTGAGGATATCTCTGTTGTTGAGATAGTTAACGCGGGGAGCTGCTTTGGGTAGTAAAGACATAGTTGTCGGAATCTCCTAATGTGTACTTATTGTAGCACTTTCGCAACAGTTGTCAACCTTTTTATAAACTACATGGTTTATTTTTTGGGTAAATAAGGTATAGGAAAACAATCATGGCACAGCCGTACGATCCAAAAAAAGCAGAAACGTTTAATAAACTTGTCAGACAAGGACTGAGTGAAGATGCCGCTGCTGCACAAGCAGGAATCAATGACGCACCCTTTGGCACCTATGCCATTGGAGACAACGGGCAGATGGGAGCCCCTGTGGCCGGTGCTGGCAAGGTTGCCGGAGTTGATTTTGTAGCACCAACTGCTGCAGAAACTGCTGAAAGTGCCCGGTTCAATCAAGGACTGCAATCACCGTCTAATTTTGAACAGGTTGATTATGCCCAAGAGGCCAAGTCTCCTCCAGGCAAAGTTACTCCAATCAACTATGTCACTACCAGTACAGAACAAGTTTCTGGTGGTGGATCTACTAATCAAGTGTCTGGGCCCAGAGTTCCCAATGCATCCAGCCAGTCGTTGCAACCAGCAATTGCTGCAAAACAAGCTGAAGTTGATCAATTCATCAAAGATAATCCCAGCGACTTTGCTAGAAAAAAACAAGGCCTTCCGCCTCTTAGTCCTGAAGAAAAACAACAACGTCAAGAAAAACTTGACACACTAACGGCCGAAAGAGAAACACTTAAAAACAAACAAATTGATGCTGAATCAACTACACCGCCAACAACAACCACAGTACCCAATACCACAACAACTACACAAACAGTTACTACAGGAACCACCAGCACCAATCAAGCAGTAGATCCTGAAACTGATCAAAAGTTATCACAAGAGAATGAAACTCAACTGAGTACCACCACTTCGGCAGCCAATGCATCCACGACTCGAGCTGCTGCGCCGGTAGAAGCACAAACCACAGTGGACGAAAATGGTCAAGTGGTGTCAACTGCCCCTGTGGTGGTTGATGCGTCCAATGAAATACTAGATGGCCCGACCGATCAGGAAATACTCGCACGAAATCCCCCACCATTGGTGGTTGATGCGTCCAATGAAATACTAGATGGCCCGACCGATCAGGAAATACTCGCACGAAATCCCCCACCAGTTGCGCTGTCAGATGAAGAAATACTTGCACGACAAAATGCCGGTGGCTTGTCTGATGAAGAAATACTTGCACGAAATCCTGAACCGGTTACCTTATCCGATGAGGAAATACTTGCACGACAAAATGCTGGTAATCTGTCAGATGAAGAAATACTTGCACGAAGCCCTACGCCAGTGCCTGACGTCAAGTATGATGCATTTGGTAATGTGGTTCCAAACACACCTGAAGCAATTGCTGCTGCCGCACAAAAAACCGCGGAACAACAAGCAGCTGAACAACAAGCCGCAGCCAAACTAAATGCCATCAATCAGGCCACACGACAAAGCCTGTACAAAGCAGTAGGCACGTCGGACTGGCGAGTGCGATTACAGTTGGCCGCCTCCTCAGACTATTTGTACAACGCTAGTCCAGTGGGTATTCTAGGGCCATTGGCAGAAACAAATGGTGTGATATTTCCTTACACACCTCAGATTAGTACTGCGTACCGAGCCAACTATGAACAATACGATCTTGTGCACTCAAACTATCGCGGTGTGTACTACAAGAATTCACGAGTAGACGATCTAAACATTCGCTGTGCATTCACAGCACAAGATACTCAAGAAGCTGATTATTTGTTGGCAGTGATTCACTTTTTTCGTTCAGTGACCAAGATGTTCTACGGCAAAGACGAACAACGAGGATCACCTCCGCCCCTGGTATACCTCAGTGGTCTTGGTATTAATCAATTCAACGGACACCCTTGTGTGGTCACGTCGTTTACCTACACTCTGCCTGATAACGTGGACTATATACGTGCCACCAGTGTCAACAACTACGGAACTGATCTACTGAGTCGTCGCACTCCGGGCAAAGCAGCAGGAGCAGCCGGTCTTGGAGCAACAGGTAATCGTATTTTAAACGCAGGCCTAGAAAGATTTTTTCCTGGTGCAAAACCTGCTCCAGATGCTGTGGTAGGCAGTGTCAACAACTCACAACTGGCCAACTATGTGCCTACCAAAATGGAAATTGACATCACATTAATCCCTGTGCAAACACGCAGCCAGGTCAGCAAGCAGTTCAGTCTCAAAGGCTTTGCCAATGGTGACTTGATCAAAGGAGGATACTGGTAATGGCACAATATGACGCAACAAGTCCCTACTTTGAAACAGGGTACAGTCAGTTTTTCTTGGACAGCATGGTCAACCGACCCATACCTCGAGAGGACGACGACATCTCTTTTGTGATAAATCTCACATATCAGTATCGTCCTGATCTCCTGGCATTTGACTTGTACGGCAATGCTGCCTTGTGGTGGGTGTTTTACCAACGCAACCCCAACACCCTGACCACACCTCCTTTGGATTTTGCTGTGGGTGCTTTGATATTTTTGCCTAAGATTGCTACTTTGCGATCAGCCCTGGGATTCTAACACATGGCCACAGTTGCAGAACTACAGGCTAGATTAGCTAGCCTAGAACGTTTGATAGACGCCAACCAGGCCAAGGTGGCAGCACTAACACGAGAACAAGAAAGCATACAACAACAACGACGAAAGTTGTTGGCCGGCGGCGATACCGCAGGTGCGGCTGTTTTACGAGCTCAAGAAAATGCCATTGACAACCAGATTGCAGATTTGCAAAGTCAATACCAAGACGAAGCAGCAACACTACGCCGAGAAATTGCAGGACTAGAAGCGCAACAAACAAATGCATCTACGCCGCAGCCGGCCCCGCCTGCCACTGCAGGAGAAACTGTCAAAGATGATGCTCCGTCAGGCCCTACTGCTGCGCCGCCCGCCACTGCTGGGGCCGACGGTCGACTGACTCCTCCAGCAGAAACTGGTACCAACGCACCAGTAAAAACTGCTGAACAAACACAGGCCATCAACACAGGCAGCAACAGCGGCCAGGCATTAAAATCACCAGCTGTTGGAGCCGGGGCCGAAGGCTCTGCTGGCGAAGCTGAAGCTGCTGGCGCAGTGATCAAACCAGGTGTGGCATCGCAACCTGATGACAACACACCTGCAGGCTCACCACAGACTGCAGTCAATGCCGAAGAACAAGCAGGCCCCAATGTCAAATCTCGACCCAATGTTCTGGATGAATACGCCAGTTATTCGTATTCAGCATCGGTGTACTTGATGTCAGAAGTGCAGTATGCACAACTGCTGAATCAAAAAACCAAAAAAATTGATGGCTATCAATTGCTGTTTCAAAGCGGTGGCGCTGCCAACAACGTGGGAGGCATTCGTCCGCCCAACAACATTGACGCAGGGTTTGGGGCAGGCAACAGCGAGTTTGGCGGAGAAGAGGCCTACTCTGGACCTGACGGTGGGCGCAATCCGTTTTTTGACAATGACTTTTATATCGACAGCATCACAATTGAAAACTTGCCGCCTGGCAACAGCACAGGAAGTTCGCACAATATTTCGACCATGAAATTTACATTGATTGAGCCCAATGGTATCACCCTGCTGGATCGACTGTATGATGCTGTGGCCAACTTGGCCGTGCCCGGCACCGATGGCAAAATCAACTACACATCTCCTACCTATCTCATGGTCATACGATTTTATGGCTACGATGCCAACGGCAATCTTGAACAAGTCAGAAGCAAGCCGGACCAGGAAGGCACCAGTGATCCTGCTGCGTTGGTTGAAAAATTTTTCCCATTTCAAATAACCAGTATCAACTGGAGCGTGGGATCAAAAATGGTTTCTTATGATTGGGAATGTGCACCCACAGGGCAACTGGTTGCTGGATACGCCAGCCGAGGCACCATACCTGCTGATGTACAACTGGTAAACACCACTGTGGGCGGGTTGCTGGGCGGCGCTGCCAGATATTCAAGCACCACTACTTCTGCAACCAACCCAGGAGCAGCCACAACAGTTGGCACACGCGATGATGCTAGACAAGGTCGGGGATTTAATAGAACCAACACAGGACCAGCCACAACAACAGGAGACTTTGCCAGAGCTGATCGTAGTGCACCTGCAACTGCACCATCCAAGGCCGACGCTGCTCCCACCAACAAAAAAACTATCACAGGTGGACTCATGGGAGCCATGAACGAATTCCAGGCCAAACTGGTCAAAGACGGAGTGTTCACCATAGCCGACGAGTATGTGATAGAATTCATTGGTCCTGATGCTGCCAAAATTAGAGATGCCAAACTGCAGTTGCCCAATACCAAGGTAGACAAACGCCTGACTGCCGGTGGTAAACCATCCACGCAAGATGCTCAGTCTCTAGACCAAGCCAAAACATCTGTGGACATGATATCCAGAAGTTTCAGTATCACAGCAGGTCAACAACTGCTGCAGGCCATTGACATGACCATTCGCAACAGCAGTTACATATCTGATCAGGCCTTGGTGATTGTGAACCCCGATGGAACCACACTACCCAATCCCAACTCAAGAAACCAACCACTCAAATGGTTTACCATTGCTATGAGTGCAGTGCCCATTGGGGACAAGATTGATCCCAAACGCAACGACAATGCTTATCGTATTACCTACACTGTGGCTGCCCGAGAAGTCAAGAACATGATCAGCAAGTATTTTCCAATTAGCAAATTTACTGGAGTGCACAAAAGCTATCCTTACTGGTTTACTGGCGAAAACTCTGCTGTGTTAGAATATCAAGAAACACTTAACACCTTGTATCAGCTCACGGTAAATGGCAGCAACACCGAAAAAAATGCCGCAGCCAAACTTAGAGAAGTTACCACTTCCAGCATGGCTGACCTTGTGAAATACAACTACGCTCCTACCAGTACAGAATCTAACAAAGGTGCTGACGGCAAAAGTCTTGAAGCCGCAGCCAACGCTGCTGAAGTGCTGTATTCGCCAGGCGATCTAGCAGAATGCAAAGTAAAGATTGTGGGTGATCCTGCTTGGATCATGCAAGGCAGCTTGTTTCGAGTGCTGGATGAAGAAATGCTAGGCGGCGAAGCACTGCGAACAGGATTTTTACCTGATGGCAGTATTGCTTTTGACAACCAAGACGTGCTGTTTGAAATCAACTGGCAGCGTCCAGAAGACTATGATCTTAGCACTGGTCTAGCGGATCCCTACAGCCAAACACAGAAAAAATACAACAATCGAACAGCACTGCAAAGTCGTGTGTATAGATGTAAAAAAGTTCTAAGCGAATTTCGGCAAGGAGCATTTACTCAAACGCTGGAAGGTGCAATGTTTTATTTCCCCATACCAAACAAAACAAACACAGCCAACGCAGCAGCAGCCAACAATGATGATCCTAGACAAGGTCGAGGATTTAATAGAGCCGACACAGGCACTTCAGATGCTGGCGGCGGTCAAGGATCATCTCAATTTGCAGCCAGAGATCCTAGACGTTTGGACATAGGCGATGGCGGCAAGGCAGCCATCCTGGGAGCACAAAATCTTGCTAAACAGGTGCCAGCTCTCAGTACCTCAGGTGTGAATCCTGCCAGCAGCATAGCCAAAGGAGTTCAGCAAACACTAAGTCCGCCCAGGACGCTGGCTGATCCAACGCTTACACAATTGACTGCCAGTCCAGCATACATAGCTGCAAGAGGATCAGGTCAAACGCCTGACGCTGCCTTGCAAGCAGCTAGAACTAGTTTTGCAGCCACAACAGGTGGAAGCCCGGTGACCAGCAACGGTTTAGCAGTGGCTACCAATGCAGGAACCAGTCCCCCGGTGGCAGGCAGCAATACCAGGCTCACTCTACGACAGATTGAACAACAGTCTGCTAGCCGCAACAGCCCACCGCTGGTCAACAGAGAAACCTAAGGAACACACATGTCAGAAAATACACAGCGCAGTAAAGGTAGACCAAAAAATTACAAACAGGACCGCGGCGGCGTACCTGCGGAATTTGGTCCGTTTACTGGCATCGTAATGAGTTCAGTGGATCCCACACGAGCTGGTCGTTTACGAGTGTTTATTGAGGCATTTGCCGACGGTGGCCCAGAATCCATGAACGACGAATCCAAATGGACCACAGTTAGTTACATGCCATCATTTTTTGGATCTACTCCGGTCAGCACTGCCACAGGTATCAACAATGAAATTGGCAAGTATCCTGGCAACGCCAACAGTTATGGCATGTGGTTTACCCCACCTGACGTGGGCATCACAGTGGTATGCATATTTGTCAATGGTGATCGTAGCCAAGGCTACTATATTGGTGTAATTCCTGATGACGGTCTAGGCAACATGGTACCAGCAATAGGCAGCAGCAACAAATTTGAATTTGATAACGAGAATCAAAGAAGTTATTTTGCTGGTGCTACTCGATTGCCAGTGTCAGAAATCAATGTTAACAACACTAAGATTTTTAATGATCCTAGATTTTTTGAATCTACTAAACCAGTACAAAGCTATCTTGCACAAAGCATATTTCAACAAGGGTTGATAAACGATATTGAACGTGGAACTATCAGTACCAGTAGTCAGCGGGAAACTCCTAGTTCAGCATTTGGAATATCAACACCGGGTACTCCAATTTTTCAAGGCGGCATGAAGCCTGACGATATTCGTGCAAAATTAAACTCTGGTGAAATCAAGCCTGGCGACGCCAGGGTCATTGGAAGAGTAGGCGGTCACAGCCTGGTCATGGACGATGGAAATCTTGACGGGCAAAATGTCATGATGCGATTGCGAACCAGCAAAGGACATCAAATTACCATGAGCGACAGTGGTAACTTTTTTTACATTATTCATGCCAACGGACAAACCTGGCTGGAGTTTGGTGCAGAAGGCACAATGGATGTGTTTAGTACCAACAGTGTAAATATTCGGTCTGAAGGCGATATCAATCTGCATGCAGACCGAGATATCAATATGTTTGCTGGACGCAATGTCAAAATCAAAAGCAAAGAAACGATGCAATTGGAATCTATGACTGATATTATCATAGATGCACAAACTGATATTACCATGTACAGCAAAGCCACCATTGGAGTCAAATCTGATGGTACATTAACCTTGAACAGTGCCAGCGGCGCCTGGGGCGGCGGCAGCACATTGGTGTTTAGTGCTGGCACTATTGACCTAAATGGAATAGCAGCAGGCAAAGTTGCAACACCCAATCCTATTGTAAAAACCGTACTCAATGATACCAAATTTAGCAGCAGCACAGGTTGGGTAGTTGATCCTGGCACACTCGAAAGTGTGGTAAGTCGCGCTCCTACGCATGAACCATATTCGTATCATAATTTGGGAGTTGACGTAAAAGTTGTATTTGAGGATGGTAAACCAACACCGCCTCCGGGTGCAGTACCGGTGCCTGCTGATGTCGAAATAGTGGCCAAATAACATGGGTAGTTTTACATTTAACCTTGATAGTTTAAAAGCCAGTGTTGGCCCGGGCACTGCCAACTTTGAAAGTAATCTTTATTCCAAAACAAAAGACGAAGATTTAACCTATACTGGAACTGATACTGCAGTCTGGGATAGAGTCAATGCTGAACGACTGCGTAGGGGACTTCCAAGTTTAACAGCACTTGGATATCCTCGACCGCCGGAAGATACGCCAGCACCTGCATCTACCTCTTCGGCTGCCCCAACAAACCCAGACGGAACAGCAAAAACTTTTGTAGTCAAGGGTCCGCCAGGGCTGACACTTGAACAAGCTCGTGCAATATTTGATCAACAGGCCAAGACTGGATCACTTGTGGGATTCAAGTCAGGTGAAATACTGAGTGCAGTTACACAAGCTGAAGCAGGTCTTCCTAGTGCGCTAGCACAACTAGGGCAAGCAAAATCTGGAATAATTGGCGCCCTGGGTGCAGGAATTCCAGGCGCAACTGGCCCAATTGGGTCATTGTCTGCAATACCGAGCTCTCTAGGATCCGCGGCACAGACAGCAGTTAGCTCTATTACAGGAGTTCTTGCAAAAACTCCAGTGACTTCTCCTATCAGCATTGCTGATTTTTCTAAACAAGCAGCAGCACTGGCACCAATTGCCGGGATCAGCAGTTCTCAAGTTACCGGAGTTCTTGCACAAGCAAAAAATCTTGTGTCGCAAAGTCCCGCAGCATTGACCAATGCCAAAGGACTGGGGTCTTTTGGACTTGATGTCAACCAGTTGGAACTTGCTGGACACGTCAAACCGGGAACTGCTGCTGCATACAGCACAAGTTCTTTAACCAGCGTTCTCAATAGCCCGTCTGTTTGGACTGGCAAAGGCGGCATCACTGGAGTCAACAACTTGTTGGCGAGCCCAGCAGCTCAAGAAAAAATACAACAAGATCTAATGAGTCAAGGATTGAGTGTGTTAGGCCAGCGGGGTATACCAGTTAGTAGCCTCACTGCTGAATTGCAATCAGGACTTGCTTTAAACTCTGCCAAGTCAGTGGCTGATACAGAAGCATTTGTTAAAAAATTACCATTACCGCCCTCAGTACAGGCACAGTTTAATGCAACCACTCGAGATGCTGCTTTTGCTGTGGCCTTGACAGATTCTAAAATTCCTGAAGCATTTAAAGCCATTGAAATTCCAATACCAGCAATTGATACTGTGAATCGCTCTACATTAAATGCTGCCATTGGTAGACTAGTGGGCAATGACAAAGTTCCATTGCCCAATTATGGAACACCTGACGCATCTCTCTATTCTAAAACCAAAGATGAAGATTTAATTTACACTGGCAGTGATACTATTGTGTGGGATCGTATAAATGCCGAACGACTACGTCGCGGACTACCAGGGCTAGCAGCAATTGGTTATCCAAGACCCCCCGAAGAAAACACCACACAAACTGCATAAATATCAGCATGGCACAAGCATTTATCGGATTCAACACACAAAACCAGTTCAAAAAGTTTACCTTGACCGGGTTTGAACTAATCAAACGCGATCTCCTGAATGCGTTCAACATACGGCAAGGCCAACTTCCGGGACGGCCAGCTTATGGCACGGTACTATGGAATTTTTTGTTTGAACCTCAACTGGAATCAACTCAACGAGAAATTGAAAGAGAAGTGCAGCGTGTGGCCGGACAAGATCCCCGTATATACATCAACAGCACACAAGCTTTTCCTTCGGGCAACGGCATTCTGATTCAGATTGAACTGGAAGTGGTGCCTAGCACAGATGCTGAACGCTTGGCCATCTTCTTTGATCTAGAGCAACGCAACGCCACCTATGTATAACTGAGCCGTTTTTAGTCTCGATAAATAAACTACGAGGCTCACAAGAATGGCAACAACCACAAGACAAACAGCAATTTTCGGCGTTGAAGACTGGAAACAGATCTATCAAACCTATCGAGAAGCAGACTTTCAAAGCTATGATTTTGAAACTTTGCGAAAAAGTTTCGTTGATTACTTGCGATTGTATTATCCAGAAACCTTCAATGACTACATTGAAAGTTCTGAATACATTGCTTTGCTGGACGTTATTGCGTTCATGGGTCAGGCCCTGGCCTTTCGTACAGACCTCAACACACGTGAAAACTACTTGGACACTGCTGAGCGTCGTGACTCAGTGGTACGTCTAGCCAACTTGGTCAGCTACACTGCCAAACGCAACACTGCGGCACAAGGACTGCTCAAAGTGTTCTCTGTGACCACAACAGAAAACGTCATTGACTATCAAGGCATTAATCTTTCCAACTTCACAGTAAACTGGGCAGACCCAACCAATCCCGACTGGCAAGAACAATTTACTGCGGTTCTCAATGCCAGTCTGGTGGATTCGCAACGTGTGGGCCGGCCCGGAAACCGTAACACTATTTTGGGAGTGCGTACTGAAGAATATGCCATAAACCTGGTGCCAGGATTTTTGCCAGTTGTGCCTTACACTGCCACTGTAGACGGCGTGACCATGCCGTTTGAAGCAGTGACTTCTACCTCTGTGGGCGAAGATTATTTGTATGAACCGGCTCCCCAGGCCAATCAGCCTTTCAACGTCTTGTTCCGCAATGACAGCCTGGGTTTTCAAAGTGCCAACACTGGCTACTTTTTTATGTTCAAGCAAGGCGTGTTGCAAAACCAAGACTTTAATTTGTCCGAACGAATCAGCAACCGCACAGTGAACATCAACATTGAAGGCGTCAACAACGAAGACTACTGGCTGTTTCAGTTGGACACAGTGGGCAACGTCAATCGCGAATGGACGTATTCAGAAAACATTTATTCTGCAGCAGCCGAACAACTGGGAACAAGCCTGCGCCCTATCTATACTTTAAATTCTAGAACCAATGATCAGATCACCATGGTGTTTGGTGACGGCGTGTTTTCTGAAATCCCTGTGGGCACATTCCGTGCTTATGTTCGCGCAAGCAATGGTCTTCAATACATCATTAACCCTGAGGAAATGCAGGCAGTGACCATACCTGTCAGTTACATCAGTCGTGAAGGTAACTTGGAGACTATGACATTTACTTGTGGTATCACACAGCCAGTTAGCAATAGCCAGGCACGTGAAAGCATTGATGCTATCAAGCAACGTGCACCCTCAAGGTACTACACTCAGAATCGTATGGTCAACGGCGAAGATTACAACCTGTTTCCATACACCGAATACAGCAGTATCTTAAAGAGCAAGGCCTTGAATCGTGCAAGCATTGGCACCAGCCGATACCTGGACCTAGTAGACAACACTGGCAAATACAGTTCTACCAACACATTTGGCAGTGACGGCGGCCTGTGGCAAGAGATAGTGTTGCCCACAATTCTTTTTAGCTGGGTCAATCGCAATGAAATTGCTGATGCAGTTACCAATCAAGTGCAGCCTCAACTGACTGATAGTACAATGCAACAATTTTACTATGCAAACTTTCCACGTGAAGCAGTTAACACAGGATCAACGCTAGGCACCACTTGGCAGCAGAGCACAACTTTGGCCAATGAAACCACTGGTTACTTTAAAAATGCAGCAGGTCAGCCAATTGCTGTGGGCTCAACTACCAGCACAGTTTTTAAATATGTTGTGACCGGAGCACTGATCAAATTTGTTGCTCCCACAGGACAATATTTTGATGCCAACAATCGATTGCAAACTGGAGTACCAGGTCGTGTGAACGAACGTACCAGTATCTGGGCAAGTCCACAACAGGTCATTGGTGACGGCTACAACGGTGGACTAGGCAATCTTTCATCAGGTGCTGGTCCTGTGACCATCAACAACTTTGTGCCCACAGGTGCAATTGTAGATACTATTATTCCGTTATTTGTAACAGATTTGCCCTTGAGTTTTGAACAGACAATAGCTGAGCAAATTTTATTGTATCGCAACTTTGGTATTGGCTACGATAACGACGGTGCTGTCACAGGTACGCCTTACACTTGGTACCTGATTACTAGTACCAACCTAGATCAAGATGCTGAGTTCAGTCTGGCTAATGCAGGATCCATTGCTGGTACTAATTCAGACGCTAGCTGGATGGTTCAGTTTGTAACGCAAAATCAAAACTACACAATCAGTTTTCGAGGCCTGGCCTATAACTTTGGCAGTGTATTACAAACACGATTCTTCTTTTTTGACGACCAGCAGATCTACGACAGTCGCACAAGCACAGTGATCAAAGACTTTGTGAATGTGCTGGCAGTAAACACACAGCCAGACACCACTGCCAGTTTACCAGGAGATATTCCCATGACCATTACTGGTCAACCTGTAGAAAGCGATGGCTACGTAGACGACTTCCAGGTCTTGGTGGGGTTCCGTGACTCGGACAACGATGGCGTGCCCGACGATCCAGATTTCTTTGATGAAATTGTTGCTCCTAGTGTGAATCCCACACAAAAACTAGTGTTTTTCCAACAAACAGTGGATTTTGATAATCTGCAGCGTTATCTTTTGGTTGAGTCCGGTCGAGTCAACAGCGACTATGCTACCCTGGACGACCTTGAACTGGTCAAAGATGAATGGTCACCTGGACAAGTTTTTTATGCCTACGATCCGGCAGAATTCTACGAACTCAGCATCAGTACCACAGGTGCAAGAACATTGGTGGCCGTGGCGGGATGGATTGCTAGAACAGGTCGACAGGACTTGTATTATCAATATCGCCACAACAGTCCTCTCAGCAGTAGAATTGATCCTGGCACAACCAACATCATTGATCTGTATGTGGTCACTCAAGATTATTATACTGCATACCAAAACTGGCTGCGTGACACCACTAACACTGTGCCGCAGCCTGCTGTGCCATCCATTGACGAACTCAGCACAGCTTATCAAAGATTGCAAGACTACAAGATGTTGAGTGACAATATTGTCACAAACTCAGTAATATTCAAACCCTTGTTTGGAGCCAAAGCAGCCCCCGAACTGCGAGCCACAATCAAAGTGATTCGTGCTAGCAATTCAACAGCCAGTTCGAGTGAACTCAGAAGTTCTGTAATTGCAGTTATGAATGACTATTTTTCTATTGATAAATGGAACTTTGGAGACACATTCTACTTCTCGGAACTTGCAGCGTTTTTACACCGAGAATTAGGCAGCATAATTAGTAGTGTGGTGCTGGTTCCTTTAAATCCTGAAAAGAGTTTTGGCGACCTATACGAAATTCGCAGCACCCCAAGCGAGATTTTTGCCAATGGTGCCACCATTGACAACATTGATGTGATCGACGCATTGACCAGTACCAATTTGCGTACTACACCTGGAAGTGGAGTTATCTAATGGCAACAGTACGCAGTGTTGACTTTTTACCTGAAATTTTTCAAACTGATGCCAACAAGCAATTTCTTGCAGCAACTCTAGACCAGTTAATTCAAGAACCACAGTTCAAAAAGACTCAGGGATTCATTGGCCGCAGTGTAGGCCCTGGTGTCAATCCCAACGACCGTTATGTGATTGAGCCCACCAAGTCTCGAACAGACTATCAACTGGAGCCAGGAGTGATCAGTCTCAAGCCAGACACTGATCGAGTGCGTGATGCAATCACATATCCTGGCATGAATGATGCTGTGGCATATCAAGGCGGACGCAACAGTACTCCTGATCAACTGTACTCAAGTGAGTACTATAGTTGGGATCCGTTTGTGGACTTTGACCCGTTTGTAAATTTCAGTCAGTATTTTTGGTTGCCTGCAGGTCCCTCCGCAGTTGATGTGGCTGCCACAGGAATACCTGTACAAGCCAATTTCCCAGTCACACGAGCGGATGGTGTGTACACGTTTGGTGGAATCTCCGGCCAAAATCCTGTAATCGAACTGGTACGTGGCGGCAGTTATAGTTTCCAAGTTGCACAAAACAACAAAGAAACTGTAAATTACCGAGTGCGTAATTTGCAAAATTCAGCGTATTCAATTGATGCTCAATCAAATCCTGACCTGACTCTGGCCCGAGGCAACACCTATGTATTCAACTTGAACTTGACAGGCGTGTTTCCATTCTGGATCAAAACTGCTCCCACCACAGGTCGTGGCGAACTTTACAACTCAGGAGTGACTCGCAATGGATCCAACTCGGGATTGGTAACTTTTGTTGTTCCGCAAGACGCACCTGACACCTTGTACTATGCAGCAGAAAACGAAGCAAACATGCAAGGGCAACTCACCATTGTTGACAGCGTACCAGGAACAGGACCAGGATTTTGGATTCAGGCCGCGCCTGGCGTCAGCGGCTTCCTGCCGGCCACTCCTAACGTCAGTTCAAGAGATGTGTTTGGGGTGGACAACAACGGTCAAGATCTTGGCACGGTGATTTTCAACGTACCTTACAAAACTGCACAAAACTTTTACTACAATCTGCCTAGTATTAACAATGTTGATTTAATCACTGATTTAAAGTTTGATCAGATCAACAACATACCTGTTGTTGAATTTATTGCTCAGTACGGCGGCATTGATGGTATCACCAATCTTAGCGGTCGTACGCTAGTATTCACCAATCCCATCAGTGACTACGAAGACGGCGGATGGCAACGTACCACCAGGTTTGACCCGTTGGAAGCTGTGTCTGCCAACAATGGCCTGCCAGGCAGTTATGACTCTATAGAGTATGATCAGACCACAGTGATTCCACTTGAAGATCGATACCAACTATGGCAAATCAATTATGTCAACGACTCAGGCACAAACTACATTTTCTTAAGCCGTATTGAGACCATTGATGCTTTGACCAAATTCACAATTCGTTACGGCACAGAATACAGCAGCACTCAATGGTACAAGGACAACACAGGATTATTTGAGCGTATTCCATTGTTGACCGCGGCACAAGACGTCTTGTATTACCAAGACGGAACAGATCCAGAAATTTTTGGACAAATTCGGCTAATTGATCAGTTGGCGTCCGACACGCTAACACTTGATCAAATCATTGGACAACGTTCATACACCAGCCCCAATGGTGTGGCCTTTACCAATGGCCTCAACGTTCGATTCATAGGTGCTGTGGAACCAGCAGAGTTTGGATCAGGCATTGGATCGTTAACATACAGTTCCACAGAGTCAGGAACAAATTACATTACATCTTTGGAAGTAAATGAATTGTATGTTGGTCAACAGATTGTGTTTTCTGCACCTACACTGGGCGGCCTTGTGGCTGGTCAAACATACTATGTGAGATCTTTTGCAGCCAACGGACAGAAGTTCACAGTGTCTGCTACCCTTGGCGGCCTGGCAGTTAACCTTGTAACAGGTCAAGGTGAAGGAGTCAATCAGGCCACCACCATCAGTAACAGAGAATACTATGTGTCAGGGGTGGGCACTGCAATTGAATTGTTACCAGTAACTAATTTTGTGGTACCTGAATCATATGCTGCTGACGCAGACAGTACCACAGTGAACGTTGAGCCAGGTCAGCCGGACTATCTCACAATCAATCGTGCCAGTCAGGATCTAAACGCCTGGAGCCGAAGCAACCGTTGGTTCCATATTGACGTGATAAATGCCACAGCTGAGTACACCAATGTCCCGGCAGTGCTGAACAATCAATTCAGAGCCAAGCGTCCTATTGTTCAGTTCCGTCCTGGTATCAGATTATATAACATGGGCACCGAAGGCAAGGCACCAGTGGACATCATTGACTTTGTGGCCACAGATGCGTTTAGCAACATCAATGGCTCTCTTGGATACACCATCAATGGCTATGCACTTGCAGAAGGATCTCGAGTGATCTTTGCAGCAGACACCGACGCAGATGTACGCAACAAGATCTATCAGGTGAGTTTTATCATTCCTGATTCAGTAGCGCCATTGATTGCTCAACCAGTGATTAACTTGACCCTGGCCACTGACGGTAATGTACTGATCGATCAATCTACTGTGGTATTAAATGGCACTACCACTGCTGGCAAGACCTACTGGTTTGACGGAACAGATTGGACACAAGCACAACAAAAAACAGGAATTCAGCAGGCACCCTTGTACAATGTGTACGACACTGTAGGTGTAAGTTTTAGCAACAACACCAAGTACCCCAGCACAACATTTGCTGGTAGCAAATTGTTCAGTTATGCAGTGGGAGATACCAACATTTTTGATCCTGTGTTGCAATTTCCACTGCAATATTTAAACATCAACAACGTTGGCGACATTGTGTTTGAAAACAACCTGTACAAGGACACATTCTTGTATGTTGAAGACAATGCCAGTGTGACATTGGCAATTGATCAAGGTTCTGTGCAGGAATATCAGTCTCGCACAGGCTATAACAAGTTGATTGGCTGGCAAACTGCCGCGGTTACCAGCCAGATCTATCAACAATTTAAATTCAACTATTCTGGGCAGACTCTCAAATTAGATGTTGCAGTGTTACCGCAAACAGCTATTGCTGTGCCTGTGGTCAAAATATACGCAGGTTCAGTATTCCAGGACATGAGCACCTACACTTACACTGTGACCGCAGACAGTACTGTAATTACTCTCAACAGAATTTACACACCCGAAGATGTGATTGAAGTACTGGTGTTGAGTGACCAAACCAGTCAAATTGCGTTTTATCAAGTACCTGTAAATCTTGAGTCCAACCCACTTAATGAAAACTCAGAACTGTTTACGCTGGGCACAGTTCGTTCGCATTATCAAAGCATATGCGAAAATTTGCCTGGTCTAACAGGCGAGATCAACGGTGCCAACAATTTGCGTGATCTTGGCAATGTGGTACCGTATGGTCTGAACATCTTGCAACAAAGTGCTCCACTGACCCTGGCAGGATACTTTCTACGCAGCAAAGAATACAACATCTTTAGTTCGCTGCAGTACAACAGCCGAGAATATATCAAGTTCAAAGCACAGATGCTGGATGCTGTGTTGAGTCAAAACATTGGTTTCCGCAACACCGCTCAAGTGTTGGACACTGCTATTCAGGATGTGACTCTGGGCAAGTTAGACAGTCAACCGTTTTACTGGAGCGACATGATTCCTACAGGAGTCACCGTGGCCAGTAACACCTACACTGTGGGCTTTGTTACTGGTGTCACATTTGATACTGTGCAAGTGTACAACTACACATCAGCCAACTATCTTGGCCTGTTGGTATATCGCAACGATTTGTTGTTGACTCGCGGTGTAGATTATGTTGTGGCCACAGACGGTCCTCGAATCACTATTATCACAACATTGGCCACAGGCGATACAATTGTGATCAACGAATATTCCAACACCTATGGCAGTTTTGTACCCAACACTCCTACTAAACTGGGATTATATCCTGCATACCAACCAGGCATTGTGTTACAAAAAACCAGCACAGGTACAATTGAAGCGATTCAAGGTCACGACGGTAGTACTACTCCTGTGTTTGGCGACATTCGTGACCAAGTATTGCTGGAATTTGAAACCAGAATTTATAACAATTTGAAACTAGACGGTAACCCTGTGCCACTGGATCTGAACAATGTCATGCCTGGCCAATTCCGAACCACCGGTTATAGTTTTGAAGAAATCAACAGCATTCTCAGTCAAGACTTCTTGAGTTACTGCGGCTGGAACAAGTTAGATTACAAACCACAACAATACAGTGCTAACAATTCATTTACCTGGAACTACAGCAGTGCACAAAACAAGCTGAACAATCAAAACATGCTGGGTGCCTGGCGAGGAATCTATCGTTACACCTACGACACACAGCAGCCTGAATACACTCCTTGGGAAATGTTGGGTCTGAGTATTCGTCCCACCTGGTGGAACGAGCGATATGGTCCTGCGCCATACACTCAAGACAACTTGGTGTTATGGGATGATATCGAGGCTGGTTACGTAGCGGATCCTGTTGCTCCATACTTTGCCGAAGGATATGCTCGCCCAGGGCTGCTGGAAATACTACCTACCGGAACCGAAGGTGAACTACTGAGTCCTGCTCAATGCGTCATGGGCACATTTAACGAAACACAATTTCAGAAATCTTGGACTGTGGGCGACGGTGGCCCGGTTGAAGCATCATGGTGGAACAGTTCCTCTTACCCGTTTGCGGTCATGCGAGTACTGGCTCTTACCCGCCCAGCAAAATTCTTTGCATTGTTTGCTGATCGAGATCTGTATCGTTACAATGAAGACTATCAACAGTATCTTTATAATAATCGATTTAGACTAGATGCTAATGGGGTCGAAGTGTACGGCAATGGTGTCAGCAAAGCCAGTTATATCAACTGGATTGTGGACTACAATCGTCTTACTGGCCTGGACTCCACCAACAATCTCACTGCAGATCTCAAGAGCCTGGACGTTCGACTGTGCTATCGTATGGCCAGTTTTAGTGACAAACAATACATCAAACTGTACACTGAAAAATCAAGTCCCAACAGCATTAATACTACATTGTTGATTCCTGATGAAAGTTACGATATTTTATTGTACAAGAATCAACCGTTTGATCGTGTGAGCTACAGCAGCGTGACCATACAACGAACCGATCGTGGCGGATTTATTGTCAATGGATACAGTACTGTCCAGCCGTACTTTAACATATTTGAAAGCCGTGCAACTGGCCGATTGCAAACATACACCAATGGTGGCATAACCATTCGTGTGCCCACATTCTACACTGACACAGTGGTCCAGGTTCCATACGGATTTGAGTTTTCTAGTGTGACCAGTGTGGCAGACTTTTTGTTGAGTTATGGACAATTTTTAGACAGTCAGGGACTGAGCTTTACAGATATTGCCAATGGCTATGTGCTGGATTGGCCAAGAATGGTCAATGAATTCATGTATTGGAGTCAACAAGGTTGGGGTACTGATGCTATCATCAACATAAACCCATTGGCCACTGGTCTCACAGTTACTAAACCACAAGCTATTGTGGATTCAATTCTTGCACAAACTGCTGAAAACAGTGTGTTGAATCAAAACAGTCAAGAGTTTCCTGTTCGCAATCTAAACATTGTGAGATTGGACAACACATTTGTGATGCAGGCTCTGAACGACAACTCCATAAGTTTTGTTGATCTAAGTTATACCACCTACGAACATATGGTTGTGTTGAACAATCAAAGCGTGTTTGGAGATTTAATCTATGATCCTGTGACCGGAGCAAGACAAAGTCGCTTGAATCTAGTTGCAGTAAACAGCACAGGTTGGAACGGCAATGTTGATGCTCCTGGATTTATTTTAAATCAGGACAATGTGGAAGAATGGACAGGAACTCGCATCTACAGCAAAGGCGAAATTGTCAAGTACAAAAATGTATTCTGGAGTGCACTAACCATTGTTCAACCCAGCGTAAACTTTAATTTTAATAACTGGACACAAAGTGATTATTCTCAAATTGAACTGGGCCTGCTACCAAACTTGAGCAACAAGGCCAACCAGTTGGTCAACAGTTACAACATCAACAGTGCCAATATTGATTCTGACAACGACTTGTTGAGTTACGGCTTGATTGGATTCCGTCCTCGTGAATACATGGCTGCTCTGAATCTTGACGATGTAAGTCAAGTCAACGTGTACCGACAGTTCTTGGGATCAAAAGGCACTGCCCTCAGTACCGAACTGTTTAAAGGTGCCAACTTTGGAAAAGAAGCAGCTGACTATGACATCTATGAAAACTGGGCGGTACAACGTGCAGTGTATGGAGCCAATGCCAATCGCAGTTTCTTTGAACTGAGACTAAATCGGGCTCTATTAGATCCGAACCCAAGCCTGGTACAAGTGGTTGTGCCTCAACAGGCAAGTGATGCTGATCAAACTGTGTTGTTGACCGACGTATGGCGTCAAAGTTACCGGCTAACTTCGCCTGACATTTTGCCAACCACAACCACGTTACCAACTGACATTGCATTGCCCACAGCAGGCTATGTGAATATCAACGATGCTGACATCACTGTATTTGACATCAATGATGTTGGAAGCCTCAATGAGAATATTGACAACATTGAAGTTGGAACTACTATTTGGGTGGCCAAAGTCAACAATCATGACTGGAATATCTATCGTGCTGAGTCTGTTCCGGGTACTGTGGATCACGTGTGCGACAACTTGAACGAAACTAGCCGTGTGATCTTTAGCAAGCAACATGATCTTGCCATTGGCGACAAACTGATCATCAAATTTTTTGATGATGAAGTCAATGGTGTTTACGATGTAGTAGGCATACCAAATATCAACACAGTGAACATTGTGTTTCAGTTTGCTGGAGATCGCACAGTGGCCAATGGTCAAGGTCTAGGATTCACACTTCAGACCATGCGTGTGGCCCAGGCCAGCGACATTGCTGACCTGCCTTATGCTAACGAAATTCGCTCTGGCGCTCGTGTATGGGTAGACAACAACGGTGCCGGAGCCTGGTCAGTGTTGGAAAAGCGTCAGGCTTTTGAAAATATCACTACCATAGTTCCTGACCAAAATGTAGTGCAAGCTGGAGAACAATTTGGTACCAGTATTGCACAAGCAAGAAATAGACTGGCAGTGTTGATAGGAAGTCCGCATTACGCTGTGTCTGACGACAGTTCGCTAAATCAACGCGGCGGCGTGTATGTGTTTTTGAGAGACGATTCCACAGCATATAATCCTGTGAGTCCACTGGGTGCTGATGAAGATGCAGTGCTGACTTTGGATGTTGAAGGTGTCAGAGGCTACGGCAATGCTGTGGATTTTGGAGACCAGGCCTGGGCAGTAGCCGGAGCAAGTGCAAGTCTCGGACCACAGGGCCAGGACAACAACGGTTATACTGTTGTGATCTTTCGTGATCCTGCGCTGGGCCAACCTGGCGTAATTCCGTTTGCACAATGGCAACTGTTGACTCAGCCAGGCACCACTACCACCACCACACCGGGTGCAGGAGAATTTGGCCACAGTGTGGTCATGAGTGCAGACGAACGCTGGATGTATATTGGAGCTCCGGGCCTGAATCAAGTTCATGCATACGGTCGAGTTGATTGGCAAAATCAGTTTTTCCGTGTTCGCGGCAATGGTGTTACTACCACTTACGACATCAGCAATACTATTCAAATTGACCAGGCCACTCAACTCAAAGTTACTGTGGACGGCCTGTTGCTGGCACTGGGAACTGATTATACTGTCAATGCTGCATTGACAGAAGTTGAACTATCTGTTGCTGCTGCAATAGACAAACTGGTAGATATTCAACGTATCTACGTGCAACAAATAGATGCACAAACTTATTTTGATGTGCCACAAACAGCCACATCGGGTGGTGGCTCTGGCGTAGAATTTACAATTGTGCGTGTGCGCAATGAAATTGGTCAGTCAGGCGGCACCTTGCCTGGCAGCATTGGCCTAACATCATTTGGTTCAGGATATGCTGTTGGTAACACCATAACCATTGCAGCCACTAGCTTTGGTGGCGGCGTCAACGGAGTCAATGACATTGTGTTGACTCTGACTTCCGTTGGAGCAGCAGGATCAGCAGGTGCATTTACGATTGCGTACACTCCACCAACACTGCAGACAGTGTTTGATCTTAGCACAAATTTCTTTACTGCAACCAACATTGATTCGTTCAGTATCACAGTTGGCAGTGTGTTATACAGACCCAACATTGACTACACATTCAACTCTGGCACAAAACAGTTGACTTTTGCCACAGTGCCAACACAAGGCACAGTGATTGTGGTCAATGCTCAAGGCTATTTTGAATATGTCAACACCCTTACTGTGGGTGGACTTGCAGCAGACGCAAGATTTGGACATTCAGTGAGTTGCAGCACTGATGGCCGCCAGGTCATGGTCGGCACACCTTATCAAACAGTCAGTGCTCAGGTTCAAGCAGGTGCAGTGTATGTGTTTGACCGAGCTGTGCAACGATTTATTCGAAACAATGATTCCAGCAATGCTTACACAGTGCTTGGCACAGTCACAGCACCGGTGACTGTTTATCTAAACAACACCAGGTTGATCAACCAAGACAACAGCATTGTTGGGGCACCTGGCACATTTGCAGTATCAGGCAACACAATTACCATTGCAGATGAATTGAACATTGGTGACAACATAGAAATTGAAACCAACCAATTTGGCTTGATTGAGGCTGTAACACAAAACACTGTGGCAGAGTTTTGTAATTTTGGTTCTGCAGTTGATTTGTGCAGCAACAACTGTAGTTTGTATGTGGGAGAACCTCAAAGCAGTGTACAAGTGTATAAAGGTGGCATCGTCGAACGCAGTGTAAATCAAAGTCGACTATACGGTTCTATTGCTGCCACAGTGGCCAATCCTGCGTTGACTGCTGGCAATACTTTAAGAGTCAACAACATTGATGTTGCAGTTCCTGCTAGCAATCCCACAATACAGGGCCTGGCCGCTGCAATCAACGGATTGCCCGTGGGCGTTCAGTCAGGTGTGCCCAACGTGTTGGCCACTGTGACTGCTGGTATTTTGACACTGAGTGTCAAAAACAGTGCAGCAGCACCGTATGGTAACAAACTACAAGTAGCGCCAGGCAGCGTGGGCACAGCATTTGCTGACCTAGGATTCCGTACATTTGTTTGGACACAAAATATTTCTAGTCCTTATCCTATTGCGTTTGCTGGATTTGGCAGCAGTGTCAGTATTGACACATCAGCAATCAATCTCGTGGTTGGTGCTCCACAAGGAACCTTATATATCGAAGTTGAATTTGATGACGGTACCACTATATTTGACGTGGGCAGTACAGAATTCTTCAGCAGCATCGCACAAAGTGGTGCCGTGTACACATTTGACTACTTGCCAAGTGATTCAGAATCAGTGTCCAATCCTGGCAAGTTTGTGTTTGGTGCACAGATTTCCACCATTGAAGTAACACCTTATGCCAACTTTGGCACCGCTGTGAACTATACGTCAGGCCTGCTCATGGTAGGTGCACCTGATGCTGATGTTGGCGACTCTGCAGAAACCGACTACGGCAGTGTGTTTGTGTACGAAAACGCCACTCGATCTCCTGTGTGGCAGGCCACTGCTGTGCAGCAACCAGTGGTGGATATTAGACTACTGAATTCAGTATTCTTGTATGATCAGATTACCAGTGCAACCACAGAGTTTTTGGACTTTATGGATCCATTGCAAGGCAAAATTCTAGGTGCTGCACGACAAAACATTGACTACATTGGTGGAATTGACCCTGCATCTTACAATTCTGGACCTAACAATGTTCGTGGCACCACCTGGGCAGCCAGTCATGTGGGTCAAGTATGGTGGAATACCAGCACAGTGAGATTTATTGATCCCAACCAAGACAATATTGTGTATGCAAGTCGTCGTTGGGCACAAGTGTTTCCGGGCAGTTCCGTAGATGTGTATCAATGGATCTCAAGCTCAGTGCCACCTGCCAACTACACAGGCCAAGGCACAGTACTTGACAATTTGAGTTTTACTGTAAATTCTAAACTTGCTGCCGATGGCACAATTGTTACAGAATATTATTTCTGGGTTCGTGGTATTACTGTGACAGCACCGCGCAAGACGTTGCCAGTCAGCACCGTGGCCAGTTATATTGAAAGTCCACGATCCAGTGGTATTCCTTATCTGGCTCCGATCAACGCCAGCACCGTGGCTTTGTACAACTCTGGAGACTTGATTGAAGCCAGCGACACTGTGTTGCATATTGAATTCGACCGAGAACTGACCACAGACAATGTGCACGTGGAATATGAATTGATTGCACAAGGCCGTGCAGATGGTTTCTTGAGCAACAACTTGTATCGCAAGTTACAAGACAGTTTTTGCGGAGTAGATACGTTTGGTAATCAAGTGCCTGATCTTGGCCTAAGTCCAGCAGAGCGTTATGGTGTGCAATTCCGTCCACGTCAAAGCATGTTTGTGAACCGATTTGAAGCTCTACGTAACTATTTGTCTAGAGCAAATTCTGTACTCAAGCAGTATTTTATTGCTGAAAGCCGTGTGTTTAATTTGCTCAACTCCGGCGAACCTGAACCCAGTGCCAGTTCAGGATTGTGGAACCTCCGAGTAACTAATTTGGAAATTCTTGGATTTCAAAACATTGATGCTGTGCCGCTGGGCTATCGATACCTGGTACAAACTGACAGCAACAATCGAGGCCTGTGGACTATCTATACTGTTCAGAATAGTCAAACACAACTGGGCCAGCGAGCACTCATACTTTCCCGAGTGCAGAACTTCAATACTCCGGATTACTGGAGTTACATTGATTGGTACCGTCCTGGATACAATTCCAGCAGCAAGTTAATAACTGAAGTGGCTAGTTTTAGTTTGTTAGACACACTGAGTGTTCCAGTGGGATCCAGCGTCAAAGTAACTGCCAATGCACAAGGTAAGTTTGAAATTTATCTGAAGACTGACCTTGCTTGGGAACGGGTGGGACTAGAAGATGGCACTATTGAATTCAGTGCAGAGCTGTGGGACTACGCACTGGGTCGATATGGTTTTGACCTGGAAGTGTTTGATGCACAGTACTATGATCAAGAACCAGTGATTGAAACTCGTAAAATTATTCAAGCCATCAATGAAGAACTGTTTGTTGATGATCTAGCAATTGAACGTAACCGGTCTTTGATCTTGATGTTTGACTATGTGTTGAGCGAATTTTCTGCACCTGAATGGCTGGTCAAAACCAGTTTGATTGATGTAGATCATAGAATTCGAGATCTTGTGCCTTACCAAAATTTTAACCGAGACAACCAGGAGTTTGTAGAAGACTACATTCAAGAAGTCAAACCATACCACGTGCAGATTCGAGAGTTCAACTTGCAATATGCAGGCTTTGACGATTTCCGCGGCGATGCCGTTGACTTTGATTTGCCAGCCTATTTTGACACTGAGCTCGAACTTCCTCAATTCACAAGCCCAGTGTTGCTGCCGTATCAACAGAGTACAGCATTTAATGCCACACTCACAACAGTAAGCAATTTGCCTGCTTCTAGTACAGTATGGACACAGTGGCCTTACTCAGAATGGATTCAAAACTACCTGTTGAATCTAATTGAAGTTGAAATTACCTCAAGCGGCCAAGGCTACAACCAAGCACCGGTGGTCACGTTTGAAGGTGATGCGGTTCAACCAGCTCAAGGATTTGCTGTGGTCAACAGTCTGGGTCAAGTGGTTGGTGTAACAATCACCACTCCGGGCGTTGGATATCGTGCTACTCCTGTTGTAACATTCACCGGCGGCAATGGATCAGGTGTTCGTGCATACGCATCTATGGATGGATCTGCGGCTGCACAAGACTACAGTGGATCAGTGATTCCCACAACTGTTGATTACTACAGTCCTGTGCGTACATTCCGTACCACCATGAAGTTTGACCGCTATCAATATGTGCCAACCCTGACTGAATGGAGTTCTGATGCCACCTACCAAAACGGAGATCTGGTACGTTATGACAATCGTGTGTGGCAAGCTGACAGTCAAGACAGCACCGCAGTTGTGGGCCCTACATTTGATCTAGAAAACTGGCAGTTGGTAAATGCCGGAACCTACAACAATGGTCTAGGGCTCAGCGGCGTTGACCGTACCATGGGTTTGTATGTTGCAGGAGTTAACTCACCTGGTCTAGAACTGCCGTTGTTGATCGACGGCATAGACTATCCAGGAGTACAGGTATACGGAGAATATTTTCTAGGCGATCCAAATGCATTAGATGCAGTGTATCAAAGTGAATTTACTGACACTACGCTAGGCAATCGTTTTTCTGACATCAATGTCAACGGCGGAGAATTCATTGGACCCTACGAAGGACATGCTCCTGAAGAACTAGTCAACGGTTCAGAATTTGACACACTAGATTTCCGAGTGTTCACACGCCCTGGCAGCGACTGGAGCCTTGACGGACACGGTTTTGAAATTGGCACTGTACGATACACCTACGAACCTGCTGTGACCGGAACATACAGCTGGGCCAATGTGGTTGAAAATCCTGTGCAAGTGTTGGTCAGCAATTTGACCACAGGTCGTGACCTAGCTCGAGACGTCAACTACACAGTGAACTGGGTGAACCAGACTGTGTCTTTTGTGTCAGGCGTTGCCAACAACGACATTGTGAATATTTCTGTCTACGAAGCTGGCGGCGGAAGTCAATTGTATCGTGCCAACTACATCGGAGCAGATGTTGGCAGTTCAGTGATTATTCCAGTCAACGAAGCTGAAATTTTTGATGTGGCTGTGTTTGTAAATGGTCAACTGATTGACAACGTGACCTGGGAACCGTACTTTGACGCTGCAGTCTGGTCAATTCTTGATTCGTATGAACAATCAGCAGTGGTCATTGATGACAACACATATTATCGTGCATTGCAACCAGTTCCGGACGGCGTTGCTATCGACAACGTATTGTACTGGTTTGAATTTGCACCAACTCTGGAGTCTCAGGTAAATTTTGGTACAACCCTGGGTGTCAACGATGGTGTTTCGTTGGTGGCCCTGGGCACAACGAGTCCAATTCAATACTCCTGGAGCACCCCGCAAATACAAACAGTAGTCGCGGGTGCAGCATTGGCCATCACCAAAACTATCACAACCACCAACAGTCTCCGAGGCACCAACCCTGCCAACATGATTGTGACACGCAACGGCTTGAGACTTCGTCCTGCAGAAGGCATTGAATGGATTGGTGACGACAGCAGCGTGAGTTTTGGATTGCCACAGCGAGGTGGTTATCAACAAAACATCATTGACCCTGCCACTGATGTTCTAGTATGGGTAGACGGTGCAGTCCAGACACAAAGTCTTGGATCGTTTGTGGGAAATTTTAGTGTGTCCAACTGGGACGGCTCAAACACTCCAGGCCGCCAAGTGATATTTGCAACTCCGCCTGCAGCAGGAGCCAAGATCTTGATATCAGTCAACACTGTAGCTGATTATATAATAGGAGCCAGTCAAGTTCAGATTGTGGGCACAGTGAATTCTGGAGATGTATTTGAAATTACTACCTGGAACGACACTGCCCAACAAGATATCTTGACACAGGTATTTGTAGGTCCAGTGACATCAGGCATCACCATCAACGAGCCCTATGACAGCACTGATTACGATCCTGCAGTTGTCAACAACACTCCTGGATCTTATGATTACACCGCTGGTACGTCAGTGGCCAACAATCAGTTTAATCTAGGACGTACAGACATTGTGGCCAGCAGACTTTGGGTCACACTGGATGGCTATAGACTGTTTGAAGGTGCAGACTACACCGTGGATAATGGATTTGTGATCTTGAGTTCTGGTGCAATTGGGTCAACACAGATAATGGCTGTGACTCAATTTACCAACAGTGTGACTCCTGAAGAACTGGATTTCCGTATATTCCAGGACATGCGTGGAGTACAAGCAGTTTACAGAATTACTCGTACCACAACCACAGAACTGGCGGCAGCCGTGTCTGCTGCTGCGGATTCTATCCAGGTGGTAGACGCTGCAGCACTAAGCGAGCCTAATTTAGAGTTGGGCATTTTTGGTGTGGTAATTATTGATGGCGAACGTATCATGTATCGCACACGTGATCTTGCTGCCAAAACCATCAGTAGTTTGTTGCGGGGCACTGCAGGCACAGCCGCTGCTGACCATGCAGTGGGAGCAAGTGTAACTGATCTTGGTCGTGGCAACTTGTTGGATCCAGAATATCAAGATCGTGTGGTCAGTGACACTGCACTAGGCGATGGGTCAACTGTGGTGTATTACGCACCAAGTATAACTGATGTTGATTTTGGAGATTCTAGTAGTGTGTTTGTTGATGCTATTGAAGTGTATGTGGGCGGCCAACGTCAGTATCCTGCTTTTATTACAGAATCGCCGTACCCTTGGGTTGTGACCAATTTTGACCCTGTGGCTGTGGAATTTCTGGAAGCATTACCACCAGAAGGAATTGAAGTTACAATCTTGATTCGCCGTGGTGTAAGTTGGTACGAACCAGGTGTGGGCACTGCCAGCAACGGCGTTGCCTTACAAGATACCAATACTCGTGCAGCAAGGTTCTTGCGTGGGTAATAAACAAGGTAAATAAAAGATCATGACAAACACACAGTCGACAAAACCCACAGTACCTGCTGTTCAGCAGCGTCCTGCAAGACCCAACGAAAAAGGGTCTATTTCAGTACAGGCACACATGCGAATTTTTGATCCTGCTACCCAAAAAACCTACGTGGAGGGTCGAGCATGATTATCACTCCTGGTCTTGCAAAAATTGAAGGATTTATCAAAATCCACGACCCTGTAACAGGTGAAGTGTTGGTGGACAAAAAGAATGCTATTCACTACGAAAACATCTCAATTGCAATGGCACAGACTCTGAGCAACAGAAATTTGGGTTACGTCTACGAAATGGCTTTTGGTAACGGCGGCAGTTCAGTTGACCCCACAGGTGTTATTACCTATTTGCCCCCTAATACCATCGGACAAAACGCTGACTTGTACAATCAAACCTATCAAAAAGTAGTGGATGATCAAAGTGCAGCCAACCAAGATCCTGTAAACAACCGCATGACTGTGTTGCATACTTCAGGCAACGTGTACACTGATATCTTGGTCACATGTTTGCTGGACTACGGCGAGCCGCCAACACAGCAGGCATTTGACAACTCAACCGACTTCAACGGCGAATTTGTGTTTGACGAACTGGGACTCAAAGTCTGGAACGGTGCAGCAGACGATTTACGCTTGATCACACATGTGATTTTTCACCCGGTGCAAAAGAGTTTGAACCGACAAATTCAAATTGACTACACCGTACGAATCCAGACATTGAGTAACATCAATGCTGTATAAATATTGACAACAGGAATAGGCGACCAACATGGCATACATAATCAATCTTACCGACGGTAACGTTTTTGCAACAATTGCAGACGGTACAGTAAACACCAGCTCTAGCATGATCTTGGTGGGCAAAAACTACGCTGGATACGGTGAGTTTTTGGACGAAAACTTTATTCACTTGCTGGAATGCGGTTCAAACACCACTGCTCCTGCTGCTCCGCTGACAGGGCAACTGTGGTGGGACAAGACCAATTTCTTGCTCAAGGTCTACAACGGTACCATTTTCAAAACAATTTCAGCAGCCACATCCAGTGCCACTGCTCCCACTTCCAATGTGCAAGGCGATCTATGGTATGACACAGTAAACCAGCAACTGAAAGTTTGGACAGGTGCTGCATTTATTGTGGTAGGTCCTGCTTTCTCCAGCACTCAGGGTACCACAGGTGCTATTCCTGAAACCATCAATGACTCCAGCGCAAGTCCTCACTTTATAACCAGCTTGTATGTGAACAACACACGAGTGGCTATTGTGAGCAAAGACGCTACTTTTACTCCTGCTGCTCCTATCAACACAGATTTCCCGTCGATCTTCAACGGTATCACACTGTGGAATTCAGGATCTCCTGTGTTTGGCGGAAGTGCAACCAATGCCCAGCTGCTGGACAGCCTGGACTCAACCGACTTCATGCGAGCCACTGCCAACACCGCCACCAGCGGCACAGTGCGAATCAACAATGATCTAGGTTTGTTTGTGGGAACTGGCAACGCTGCTATTATTTCTGAAACTGGCAACGATGGTGTTGTACGCAGCGGAATTTCAGGCGGTAACTTGGTAATTCAATCCAACGTGGGCGGAACATTGTTTGACGTTGCTCGTGCACTGGGAGCCAGTGGCACATTTGCAGTCAGCAATGCTGCCACAGTAGGCACAACACTCAGCGTGACTGGCAATATTACTGGTGCAAACTTGAACACAGGTGCACAAGTTGTGGCCACAGGCAACGTCACTGGCGGCAACATTGTGACTGCAGGTTTGATCACTGCAACAGGTGCAATTACCAGTACTGCCAACGTCACAGGCGGCAACTTGCGCACAGCAGGCCTGGTCAGTGCTGCAGGCAATATCACCAGTGCAGCCAATGTTGCTGGCACATTTTTTATTGGTAACGGTTCACAACTGACTGGACTGAGCCTGGGCGTTAGTGTCACTAAGTTTGTGAATGGAACATCAGAAGGCAACGTTGGCGAATCAGGTGGTAACATCAACTTCAACGTAGCCGGAACATCAAACGTGGCTGTGTTCACAACCACAGGCGGCGTGTTTTTAGGACTCACAACAGCTAGTATTGCCAAATCAGGAACTAACGCTGTGGGCAACATTGGCAGTTCCGTTAATTACTTTAACCGTGTGTTTGCCACAGCAACCACTGCCCTATACGCTGACGTTGCAGAACGTTTTGCAGCTGACGAAGTCATGGAGCCAGGCACAGTGGTCGAACTTGGCGGCACCAAAGAAATTACTCGTGCTACCAATGATCTAAGCGAGCAGGTGTTTGGAGTTATTTCAACCAATCCTGCTTTCATGATGAACGGTGGTGCAGGCGAAGATGATACTCACCCTGCAGTGGCCATGACTGGTCGTGTGCCAGTCAAGATAGTGGGGCGGGTACGCAAAGGTGATCGCTTGGTCAGTGCCGGTGACGGTGTTGCTCGAGCAGCACAACCTGGCGAAGCCACAGCATTCAACGTGATTGGACGAAGTCTGGTTGACAAACTAACCCCTGAATCAGGTACAATTGAAGCAATTGTTACAATCAAGAACTAATATAGGATACCAAAATGACATATTCAGCGGGTCAATTAATTGAAGCCACAGACTACAACGGGTTTGTAAGCACCACAGCAGGAGCCAACATCAACAACGTATGGAGCACTGGCTCAACTGATTCAGGGTGGGGACAATCAGCACTGGCTACGGTGGCAGCAGCAGGATCAATTAGTGCTACCCAATGGGCCAGCCTGGTAAACACCATTAGCAGCATGGGCAGCCAAACAGGTACAACTATCACTGCTAGAACTGCCCCAGTAACTGGCAACACCATTGACATTCTGGCTGCACTCAACACTGACCTGACCAATATTACTACCAACCGCCAAAACGCTGTGGCCAATGGCACACAGTTCACCGGCTACACCGGCACCAATTCAAAAACAGCAGCCACTTCGGGCGCAACCTGGACTATCTCATTTGTGAACACAGTGACATTTGCATCAGCTGACGCTGCCCGTTATTTCTTCAACGCCGGTGGCCGAATCAAGATCGACGTGAGCAAAACTGCCACAGGCGACGTGGGCGACCCAGAATGGAACGACCTGGCCAACACCTTGTGCGGTGATATTTTTATCACAGGCGGTACAGCCACACAAACCATTTCTGGTGCCAACTACACAGGCACCACCAAAACCGGCGGCACAGGAACTCCTACTATACTGCTGACCACAACTGGTTGGTATGACTTGACGGCAGGCGCGGCTGCTACCATTGTGTACAAGCAATTTGCCGACACTGCTCCCTACACCGCAAACTTTATTCAACACTCAATTGCCAAAGGTGCTGGTTCGGACACATTGGTTATCACAACACTTTGGTCAGCATCGGACGGCGATGCAATTACAGGCGGCACAGCTAGTTCGGGCGCAACTCCAGGCACAGCACCCACCACAATTGTGACTTATTTCCCGCCATCATCAACTTATCTGACCACAGCTTCTTGGGGCACGCCAACTGTGGCTGCCACAACAACTTAACCAAAAAGGGGCTGCTGCCCCTTTACTTTTATCTAGATTTGTAATATAATACAGCATGGATACTGATGCTTTAATTGCCCACGCACGAACACGTTTTGATCATGCAACTGCACGCCGTGTGCTCAAAGAAAAATACCAGGCCCGTATGCTGTTTGCCCACAGCGGCGGAATGTGGCGTGCTGGCCCTGAACTGCTGGCAGTGCTGCAGTCTGTTCCTGTTGAGGACCATGTAGTGTTACTGGATCTTTATGATACTCCTGTAAAGATAAGTCCGTTAGAATTACAACACCTGGCATTTGATCGTTGGCAAGAACAAATGAATGCATGGCTTGTGGAATTTGACCAACAACGTCAACAGCGATGACCACAGGCGCACTGATATTTGCCTTCAACAACGAAGCCACTGATTATGTGCGCTTGGCCGCCTGGAGTGCTGAAAACATTCGTCGGCACTTAAACATTCCTGTTGCAGTGGTCACTAACGCGGATCCTGCAGATCCCAGACTCAACGCATTTGATCAAGTGGTACATGCAAAACCAGACGCCGGTGGCACACGATGGTTTGAAGACTATGCCAGCACAGTGACCTGGCACAACGCCGGTAGGGTCAACGCATATGATCTAACGCCCTGGGATCAGACTCTGGTCTTGGATGCAGACTATGTAGTAGCCAGTTCAGATCTCAAAAGAATTTTAGAATACAACACAGACTTTATGTGTCATCGATCGGCCGTCAACTTCAGCACTGGGCATCCTTTGAAAGGACTCAATGTTTTTGGACGGCATAGCATGCCCATGTGGTGGGCCACAGTAATGTTATTTCGTCGGTCAAACACTGCACAATATATATTTGACTGCATGCAGATGATTCGAAACAACTGGGAACATTACCGCGCACTGTATGGCATTGACAACAAGACCTATCGTAATGATTTTGCCTTGAGTATTGCTCTGGGAATTGTGAGCGGCCACACAGGCCGGGTAGATGAAATGCCCTGGCCCTTACTGACTGTAATGCCAGACACAGTGCTGACCAAAATTGCACACCAAACTGATACATACCGCATCACATATCGCGACCCAGACAACCAATCAAAATACATTCAATGGCATACTACAGATTTTCATGCCATGGGCAAACAGCACCTGGAGAACATAATTGCGACCCATTGAAGAACAAGGTTATGTTGTGCTAGCAGTCAACACTGCCACAGTTGACTATGTTCGTTGCGCTGCTATGTTGGTGCAAAGTCTAAAGACACAGCATCCTACTGCAAGAGTATGCCTGATCACAGATCAACCAGTAGAAGATTCTGTGTTTGATTATGTGCATGTGCTGCCGGTTGTGTCAGACAATGCCTATGCCAATGACGCAGCAGTATTTCAGTTAACGCCGTTTCGTGAAACAATCAAGCTGGAAGCAGACATGCTGATAGCCAGTCCTATCTCACACTGGTGGGACCTGTTCAGACACCGTGATGTTGTGATCAGCACAGGCTGTAGAAACTGGTGCGGCGATGTCAGCACTGCTCGGCATTATCGCCGAGTATTTGATCAAAATCACTTGCCTGATGTGTACAACGCTATTACCTACTGGCGCCTGAGTGAAACTGCAAAAGAATTCTTTGACCTGACACAAGATATCTTTGCCAACTGGGAACACGTTCGCACACTAATAAAGTTTGCGCCAGCAGTAGCAGACACTGATCTGGTGTATGCCATGGCTGCACAGATCATGGGTGAACACAGAGTTACCATGCCCTTTGCCACATATCCACAAATTGTTCACATGAAACCGCATCATGCAGGCACAACCGATCAGTGGACACACGAACTGATCTGGGAACATGATCCGTTACGGATAAACACAGTGGCACAATGGGGTGCATTCCATTATCACATCAAGGAGTGGCAGCCATGACACCAGATGAATTCTGGAGCATACTGCATGCAGTGCCTGAAACATACCCTGTGAGTTATAGATTGTATCATGACTCCGATGGCCGACCATTATTTTACAGCATGGATGATGTGCCAGGTACATACATTGAAATAGATGCTGCAACGTATGCTCGTAGCCCCATGCATGTACATGTGCGTGATGGAAAACTAACGCAACGTGTGTGGAAAACAATCACAAAACTTGTGCCTGCTGACTCTGGATCCCCTTGCGATCTTCGCAATGTCGCTGTAATCGTCAGTGAGCACCGACCCCATCAAAAATGGACCAAGAAAACTTATGAAACAAATTGACATAGCAGACCTAGACGTGATATTTTTGACATTTGATGAACCCAAGAAAGAAGAATACTGGGCAATCATACGCAACATGGTGCCCTGGGCGCAGCGTGTGGACGGCGTTCGCGGGTCCGACGCAGCACACAAGGCCGCTGCGGCTGCTAGCACTACAGAACGATTCATCCTGATCGACGGGGACAACATGCCTGACGCCAAATTCTTCAATCAGACCTTGGCATTTGCTACGGCAGATTATGAATCTGCTGTGTTCCGTTGGAGAGCGAGAAATGCCGTCAACGGACTCATGTATGGCAATGGTGGACTGAGCTCTTGGACAAAAACCTTTGTGAACAGCATGCGCACACACGAAGCCACAGACGGCCGCACAGAAACACAGGTGGAGTTTTGTTTTGATCCCTTGTACTGGGCCATGCATGACTGCTACTCAACAACCTATCCCAATGGATCTGCTTTTCATGCCTGGCGTGCAGGATTCCGCGAAGGTGTAAAGATGTGCCTGAATCGCGGAGCCAAGCCCACACTGGAAGAATTTAAGGATCGTGTGCATCAACGCAATCTGGACCATCTCACCATCTGGCACAACATAGGTGCAGATGTTGACCACGGCTACTGGAGCATGGCCGGCGCAAGACAAGGCACCTACATGACCATGCTCACAAACTGGGATCATACTCAAGTGCAGAACTTTGATGCACTGGCTGAACTGTGGAAGACTGTGGAATCCAGTGATCCAAGATTGCTAGCAGGCCGTGTGGCAGAAGATCTAGATCAACAACTGGATCTGCCAATGGCCATGCTGGAAGCAGAACAAAGCAAGTTTTTCAAGCACCACTACCGAAGCAACTGGCACAATGAAGGTATCATGGTCCGAGAAATGGATGTTATTCGAGCTCAAGAAGGTTGGTAATATGACCTGGAATTGTGCCGCTATTGATCATGGAGTTACTGTTTTCCCCAATGGGAAAATTGGACCTTGCTGTCAAATTGCCGCAGATTATCTAAAACCCATATCAGAATTATCAAATCCTGACAGATTTGCAGATTTAAAGACTCAAGACTGCCCGCCGGACCACCCGTGTAATACATGTTCGGTGGCAGAATATCATGGACTACCAAGCTATAGAAAATCATTTGATAGTACAGTGACATCGGCTCCTGGGTTGCAGTTTGTTGATATCAGAAATACTAATCTTTGTAATTTAAAATGTAGATACTGCGGCCCACATTTTAGCAGTCAATGGGCGGAAGAACTTGACAAATTTCCGTCAATACAACAGCAAGACATAACTGATTACAAAGATATACTAATCACTGATTCATTGCATTGGATGTATTTTACAGGTGGAGAACCACTGATTAACAGAGAACACTGGGACCTGCTTGAGGAATTGATTGATAGTGGGAAATCTAATAGCATATCGTTGGTTTATAATACCAATTTGACTACAATAAAATACAAAGATAAAAATGTTATTGACATTTGGAAACAATTTAAAAATGTCAGAGTACGATGTAGCATTGACGCAGTAGGCGCCCCATTAGAATATATTAGATCTGGTACAAGCTGGGAAAAAATAAAATTTAATTTAACACATTTGATATTAGTGTCACAAAAATCAAATATCACAGTCGTGTTGGCACCTGTGGTGAGTATTTTAAACATGTGGTTTGTTGATGAATTATACAAATATGCTTGGTCAAACAACATTACTGTTGAACCAATTATACTGACAGGTCCTGACTATCTAGCAATAGACGTAATTCCAGACGAATTAAAATCTCTAGCCCTGGAAAAAATCACCAACATTGAATCCAGTTACCCTATAGACAAAAAAATTGTACAACATATTAAAAATTTGATTAATAACAATCGCAATCAATTTTTATTTCAGCAAACTATTTCGCACGTATTGCTATTAGACAACTTGCGCGGAGAAAAATTATTTGAACTATTACCGTTTAAATCAATTGCAGTAGATAACATTTTACGAAATTACGAATATGAGTAACAAAGGCGATGAAACTACTGACAACAAAAGTCATTTCCTAACAGCCGCAGAAAAAATGCAGGCTGATCTGGGACCTGCCTTGTGCTTGGCTAAATGGAAACAAGTTAGCCTACACCTGCCCACAGGGCTCAACAACTCATGCTATCATCCACCTTTACACCAAATACCCATAGAAGATATTGGCCGCAATCCAAGTGCATTGCACAATACACCGTTTAAAAAATCGCAGCGCAAACTCATGCTAGCAGGCACCAAACCTGCAGAGTGCAGCTATTGCTGGAACATGGAAGCACATGACAAGCTGAGTGATAGACACTATAGATCAGGTGAACCCTGGGCAGCCAAAGATTATTCAGTAATTACCCAATCAACAGGAGATGAGGATGCCATACCTAGTTATGTGGAAGTTAATTTTAATAATGCTTGTAACTTGTCTTGCAGCTATTGCAGCCCGCAGTTTAGTTCAAGCTGGCAACAAGAAGTCGATCGACATGGCGGATATCCTACTAGCACTGTGCATAACGATCCTGGTCACTTTACCGGCCGTAATCGTCCTATTCCTGCCCGTGATCACAATCCCTATGTAGATGCCTTCTGGTCTTGGTGGCCCACGTTATACCCCGAACTGGAACACTTCCGTATGACTGGCGGCGAGCCACTTCTTGACAAGAACACTTACCGAGTATTTGACTATGTGCTGGCCAACCCCAGTGCTAAACTGCACCTAAATGTCACGTCAAACTTTAGTGTGGATGAAAAGTCCTGGCAAAAGTATCTGTCCTATGTGAAACAGCTATGCGATGGACGCATAGAACATTTCATGCAGTACGTGAGTCTAGACACCTGGGGAGCTCAAGCAGAATACATACGGCATGGCCTGGACTTTGATCTGCTGTGGGACCGAGTAAATCAATTCTTAACTGAAGTTCCCAATTACTCAAGTCTGACATTTATTGTCACAATGAACAATCTCAGTGTACCAAGTCTGGAAAACTTGTTTGCTGGCATTCTGGGTCTGAGAAAAACCTACAGCAAGACCTATCAGCGTGTGTGGTTTGATACTCCTGTGCTGCGTGAGCCAGCCTGGCAGAGTCTGCAGATTCTTCCTGAACCCTATGCTGACAAACTGGAGCATTTGTGGGCCTGGATGGTACGTCAAATTGAAACGGCCGAAACACCGTTTCAAGGATTCAAAGACTACGAACTCAGTCGACTGGACCGAGACATAGCCTGGATGCGAGCGGGACAGGACAAAGATCATAGTGTTGCCAAAGCAGACTTTTGGCGTTTCTTTAGTGAACATGATCGTCGGCGTGGCACCAACTTCTTGAAGACCTTTCCTGAAATGAAGTCATGGTGGGCAGAATGTGAGTATCATGCTAGGGCCGCATAACATAGTAGTGGACGAATGGGCTGAAGTATGGGATTTATTAAAGCCCTATGCTGTGGAAAGCTTCTGGGACTGGAAATCAGTAACCTTTGATCCCAACAAGTTTTATATTGTAGGGCGTGTGGTATTGAAAGAAAACTGGCAGTCAATCACTGACCTAGCACGCCAACACCCGGGACGCATTGTGTTTTGTAATCCTGCCGAAGGATCTGAAACAATCAAACTACAGCTCTCAAGACTGAGAATCACTGAGCTGGTGCAGAATCGCAACATACGCATGATCGCCAGTGGCAATCTAGAAGCAGGGTTTCATGAACTCAGCACAGACTGTTACTTTAGTAACATAGTAGAATACACTGAAAATCTAGCGGCAGCCGAGTCAGATGTGTTTGCTGATCCAGTCAAACGCTATGAATTTTTGTTTCTAAATGGACGCCTCAGACCACATCGCAAGTATCTAATAGATGCACTACGCAGTCAGGATCTGTTGAGAGATGCACTGTGGACCAATTTGGGCAGTCAGGTTGAAATGGAGTTTACGTCTGTGCTGCAAACAGCCAAACTAGAACACGTTAGACTGCTGCCCCCGGAATATGAAATACCTCGTGCCAGGCCCAATCTCAAGGCCAGTTTGAATTCAGGATTTGTCAAGCATGAATTGTTTGGCAATACCTGGGGTGACGCCATTGTCAATCCGCAGGCATACATGGACACATGTTTTAGCCTAGTAACAGAAACCATTTTTGATTACCCCCACTCATTCAGAACAGAAAAAATCTGGAAGCCCATGATCATGTGTCATCCATTTGTAGTGGCTGCTAACACAGGCTACTATCGAGATCTACGGAATGCAGGATTTCAAACCTTTGGCCATCTGATTGATGAATCATTTGACATGATAGACAACGCACAGGATCGGGCTGACGCCGTGGTTGCAACAGTCAAAGATATATGCTATAATGGTGCTAGCAGTTTCTTGACTGCTGCTCGAGAGGTGTGTAAATACAATTATCAACACCTGCGCGAACACAATGCTCGTGAACGAAACCGTCTCCCACAGAATTTAATAACATATCTAAATGAATGATCTAGAATTTAAACGCACAGTGCTAGACCCACTGAGTGACAGTTTTTGTGCAGCGAAATGGTACAATGCTACCATTTGGTTAGGAAGTGGACAGACCACAAGTTGTCATCACCCGCCAGCTCATTTGGTCGACAAAGATAAAGTCAGTATCAACCCTAGGCTGCTGCACAATACTGTTCAGAAGAAAGAAGACCGTCGCAAGATGATTGCAGGCGAGCGTCCTGCAGGTTGCGAATACTGCTGGAAGATTGAAGACATGGGTCGAGACGCTGTGAGCGACCGCGTGTACAAGAGCAAGATTTATCCCATTAACACACTGAAAGAAGCATATGAAACTCCACCTGATCAAGACATCAATTTACGCACACTTGAAATTGCATTCGACCGCACTTGCCAATTTGCTTGTAGCTATTGTAACCCTGCTTTCAGTAGCACATGGGTTAATGATATCCGAAAGCATGGTGCCTATGAGCACCTGGTGTCTGATGGGCGTAACCACTTTACTCACACTCACGATAGTGCTCAACTATACAAGTTTGGCGAAACTAATCCCTACGTTGAAGCGTTCTTTAAGTGGTGGGAAACAGATCTTCACCGGACTCTTCAAGAGCTAAGAATCACCGGCGGTGAACCGCTAATGTCAGGAGAGACCTGGAAGCTGATCGATTGGTTCAAAACAAACAAAAACAAAAGCTCTACCCGCCTGGCGATCAACTCAAATCTGGGTATGGATCGCATCAAGCTGCAGGAGTTTATTGAACGAGTCCGAGATATCCCACACCTAGAGATATACACCAGCATGGAGAGTGTGGATCAACAAGCTGAGTATATTCGTGATGGGCTTGACTACGATCTCTGGATGCACAATGTACAAGAGCTACTAGAACATGATCATATAAAAGCTGTGCATTGTATGTGTACAATCAATGCTCTTTGTTTGGAACAACTTCCTGATTTATTGTACCAGTTACTTAAATTAAAACAAGTTTATGGTCGCGAAAGAGTTAATTTTACATTGAACATTCTACGCTTTCCCAGCTTTCAGTCGGCCCTGGTGTTGCCCGAACACATTCGAACTGGCTACAGAGTAGTACTTGAAGAATGGCTGTATCGAAATCGTGACAACCCGTGTCTGCATGAGCATGAAATAAATCATACCCAGCGTCTAATAGATTACCTGGACGTGGTCAAAACGCCGCATTCGGATGCATTTGAACAGCCCAAGTTACTGAATGACTTCAAACAGTTTTATCAGCAGTATGATCAACGTCGTGGAAAAGATTTTGTCACAGCATTTCCTGAACTAAAAGAATGGTACAATGACCTATAATTACAACAGCACAGATCTGGTACGTGCTACGGAATTGTCCGAGCGTGAGCGATTTCTTTTAAAAGATTCCAAGACATTTTGTATCTATCCTTGGATTCATTTACATGCATACCCCACAGGGGAAGCATATCCTTGCTGTCATGCTGAAATGGGTGTGGGGCAAGTGGGCAATTGTCGTGAGAATACCCTGGAAGAAATATGGACTGATGTTCCTATGCAACGCCTACGAGCTGACATGCTGAGTGAAACACCCAATGCAGCTTGCACACGCTGTTATGAACAAGAAGAATCAGGATTCTTTTCGGGACGTCGAAGTGCCAACAAACATCACGGACATCAGATCAAAAAGCTAGAAGCTAATCCTTTTGAAATGACCTACTGGGATATTCGTTTCAGCAATCTTTGCAACCTAAAATGTCGTAGCTGCGGCCACATATTCAGTAGTCAGTGGTATCAAGATCAAGCTAAACTAGCAGGACCTGCCTGGAAGCTCAATAACACAGTTCTCAACTATGCTGGCCGCACAGAAACAGACATGTGGACTCAGTTGGAACCGCATCTAGACTATGTTGAGCAAATCTACTTTGCAGGCGGCGAACCCTTGCTGATGGAAGAACACTATCGAATCCTAGACGAGCTGGTCAGGAGAAAACGCTTTGATGTACGCTTGATCTACAACACCAACTTTACGCACACTGACCTAAAAGGCCGTAGTGTATTTGAATACTGGAAACAGTTTGATTCAGTTGCAGTGGGCGCCAGCCTGGACGGACAAGGGCCACGTGCTGAATACATACGCAAAGGCACAGACTGGACTGTGGTAGAACAAAATCGTAGAGACATGCTGTCAATCTGTCCCGAGGTGGACTTTTATGTCAGCCCTACTCTTAGCATTATGAATGCATGGCACTTGCCGGACTTTCATCGTGACTGGGTTGCGAAAGGACTTATTCGAGCGCAGGATTTAAATGTAAATATCTTGCAAGATCCCCTGCACTATAGAATAGACATTGCGCCTGCTGCGTACAAAGGGTCATTGATGGCTCGGTATCGCGAACACATTGAATGGCTTCGCGGCCAAGATCCATTACAGCGAGCCACACAAGGTTTTGAAAGTGCTATCACCTTTATGACAGCCACAGACAACACACAACTAATAGACACATTCTGGCGCAAAACACACGAGCTAGACGCTATTAGAAAAGAAAATATCCTAGACGTAATTCCTGAATTAAGGGCGCTGAAATGAATTTGCCACACGATAAATTCTGTGTATTACCCTGGGTTAGTCTGGAAGCCAGTCCCATTGGTACTGTACGACCCTGCTGCCTGGCCGATGATGAAATAGTAGACAATTCTGGACAAAAGTTCAAATTGAGCACGGCCAATTTCCAAGACATTCAGAACTCAAATCACATGCGCAATCTTAGAGCACAGTTTCTTGCAGAGGAAAAGCCGCAGACATGCCGCAAGTGCTGGAATGAAGAACGTGCAGGACGTGACAGCAAACGCATACACACCTTGAACAGACTCAAACACATGCTGCCTGATCAGGACTGGACCACTAACGCCAAGCCCTTGATGTTCCTGGATCTTAAACTGGGCAACATCTGCAATCTAAAATGTCGTATATGTGGCCCTTGGAGTTCAAGCCAGTTTGCCACAGAAGAATTGAACTTCATGCCACGCGAAGAACAAAAAAGCTCTCATGCATATCAAATGCTGCGCGCCGGCGCCTGGCCCCGAGAAAATGAGCAATTCTGGAGCCAAATTGACACGGTGCTGACAGACATACGCTATATTGAATTCACTGGCGGCGAGCCGTTTATGATCAACGAACACTTTGACATGTTACAAGGCATCATTGATCGTGGTATTGCACATCAAGTTGAAATACACTACAACACCAATGGCACACAATGGCCCGAGCGAGGTCCAGACATTTGGAAACATTTTAAGACTGTGGAAATTGCTTTTAGTATAGATGACATTGGAGAAAGATTTGAATACCAGCGCACCAATGCTGACTGGGCAGTGGTCCTGGACACAATCACAAGTTTTCAATATCTCAAAGATCAAATGCCCAACATTCAGTTGCAGTGTTGTTCGACTGTGAACATATTCAACGTGCGCTACATCAATGAGTTGGCACATTGGATAGCACGGCAGAAGTTTGACTTTGTGTACTGGAACATGATGCATGACGCCTGGTACTTTAGTATTGCCACACTGCCTGACACTGTCAAGGCCGGCATTACTGAACACTTACGCACAGCAGATGTGCCGCCCCTGTATCGTGAAGAGTTTGCACGAATAGTAGACTTCATGAATGGTGGCGCCAGCACCGACGGCTTTATGACCCGAATGAAAATAGCAGACCTAGACCGCAAAAGAAATCAAGACTTTGCCGCGGTGGCGCCCGAAATGGCACAGTTGATTGAGTACAAGTTCAATGGCTAGTTCCTTGTGTCTTGCTCCGTGGACACACACCTATCTTAGCCCGCAAACTGAACGTAGAATGTGCTGTGCCAGTCGAGAACCTGCGCAGAACTTTGCTCAGTACATAGACACGGCCGCAGGTACAGGCCGGTATATTCCTATCACACTTGAACAGCACTGGAATGGTGAACACATGCGCGGTGTGCGTAGACGCATGTTGGCTGGAGAAACCCTGTCCGAGTGTGAAGTGTGCAACGATCAGTTGTTGAACACTGATGTGTATCGTACCTATTTTGAACACCTGTTCAGTCACAAGTTGCCCGAAGTAATCAGCAGTACTGCCCCAGACGGCAGCACCACAATGCAACCCGTAAGCTGGGACTATCGTTTCAGCAACCTGTGCAACTTCAAGTGTAGAACATGTGGTGACATGTTATCTAGTGCATGGGAAAGTGAACAACGACAACACCACATGATTGACTGGACTAATCCCAAAAATGCATGGATGCAGCCTGAGATTCGTCAAGAGATTTCTGCATTCCAGGACAGTCAGATTGAAAAAGAATTCTCGGACGCTGTGGAACAACATCGTGTGGAAGAAGTGTACTGGGTCGGCGGTGAACCGCTGATGTACGAACAGCACTGGCGTTACATGGCTCGTATTGTTGAATTAAATGACGGAGGTCGAGTATATGCAAGGTATAATACCAATCTTAGCAGAGTTGACTATGGTGGGCGCAATCTATTTGGTGATATACTGGCTCATATTCGTGATTGGCAAATATGCGCAAGTCTGGACGGTACAGGTGCCACAGGAGAATACATCCGAACAGGGCTTGACTACAACACCTGGCTTGCAAACTTCCGTCAAGGATTAAAACACAGTTCAAATCCGCGACAGATGCGCATAGACTTTACACTGACCCTGCCGGGCATGACACAGGTCCTGGCCATACAGCAACTGGCTCAAGAACTGGGTGTGCAATTGCTGGCCAAAGTGGTGTTTAGTTTTGGCCCAGATATTGTGATGAGCCCATTGGCCCTGCCCAAAAATCTGCTGCATCCCTGGCTGGATGAACTGATTGAAGCCAGTTCAGGCGCCATGCGTGATGTGCTGATGCAATTGAAATCACGCCCCACGTTTGAACAACAATGGCCAGATACCCATGCTCAAGGAGTTGCTAAAGGTCGGGCTAGAGTGTTACAATTAGAAAGCATACGCAAATCATCAACGTCCATGGCTGATATTTTGTCAGCAAGGCCCGCGGTGCTAGAATGGTGGAACCAACATGCTTGATACTATCCAGATGGACCTAAGAAGCACGGACAATCAAGAGCTGTCAGTGTATATTGACGTAGAAGACAACAGTCTCTCACGCAAATGGCTGGCAGCATTGAATCAGCTAATTCAGAATCAAAATCATCTGGAAAAGAACTATTGCTGGTTGGGCTGGGCAGAGAGTGATCGCAACCACGAATACATCTGCACACAACTCAATCGCAGTATACATGCTGTTAATTCAGCCAATCTAGGATATGTCATACAAGACTTTTTTACACCTGCCAACACAATTGATGCGAGTCTTGGGATCAATCATACCCACCTAAATCAGTTGCACAAATATTTTGAAGACCTACAAGGTGTGTCGGGTGCCATGAGCCCGTATTACACAGCAGCCAATGACACAACTCGTTGGCACATACGTCAATTAAATTTGCTGTGTCACGAACTAGAAAGTTTGGTATTAAGCAATCGTATGTTGAAAATAGCGCCTGAATGGCAACGTCCGTCACAGTTGATGTGCTGGTTGGCAGCACCACGCTTTGAACTGTCAGATGAAGATTATGAACTGTTTGGAATAGAAACTATCAATAGATCCCTGGGCGGCGTATATGTAGGAGTGAACAAAGCTGTGGGCAAACATCATTGGGAAGTGTTCACAGACGAAGGCAGAGACAGTCGTGTAAGCGAACTTGTGACCAGTACACTGAAATCCCAAACTCAAGCAGCTGGAGATTTTGATATAGAATGGGCCAACAATCCTGGATCATTCCTGTGGCAGATTGCATCACTCAAAGACTTTCGTGCCTGGCTAATAGACAACAACTTTGATCCTGAAGATAAATCTCTAACAATTGGGCATCCTAGAGTGGCACAAGTGGATCTAGTTCGCAGTTTTGGCACAGTAGATTACCGAGAAATATGGGCACAGTTGTCGCAGCATCAAGACGTTTATAGAATAAGTACTAGCATGGCACAGACCACATACCAGTATCGCTGGAGTGATCCTGACTATGATCTACAGCAGATAAGGAAATTAACATGAACTGGCTAAAAAAATTATGGGCAAGAATCTCCCTGGAATATCGTTACCGCAAGAAACTCAAAGAGCTACGCAAAAGAGACCCTTTCATTTATAAATGAACATACTGGGAATATCGGCAGGATTCCATGATGCTGCTGCCACGGTACTGGATCATGACGGCAACATTCTTTTTGCCGGCCATTCAGAACGCTACAGCAAAAAGAAAAATGACGCTGATATCAGTTTAGGACTGATTGCCGACGTACTGTATTATGGTCAGCCTGAACAAGTTGCTTACTATGAGCGTCCTTGGCGTAAACAACTGCGACAATGGTATTCAGGACAAGGTATCGAGTGGAACAAACTCACTGTAGGACAGATCTTGAAGGCACAACTGGGCAATCAGATCAAGCCTGAGCATGTGTCCAGTTACAATCATCATCTAAGTCATGCCGCAGGCGGATTTCAGACCAGCCCATTTGATCGAGCCACAGTTGTGGTAATAGACGCTGTGGGTGAGTGGGACACCATAACCATCTGGGGCGCTGAATACAATTCTCAGGGCCGAGCAACTTATCGAAAACTTTGGTCCCGCGGGTATCCGCACAGCATAGGATTGTTCTACAGTGCAGTCACTGCTCGTGTGGGTCTTAGACCCCTGGACGAAGAATACATTCTAATGGGCATGGCTGCATACGGACAAAACAATATCAGCAATCGACTGCGCTACGATCTTATCGACAATGAATATGAAATTCGATTCAAAGAGAATCTACATACAGGTCTTGAAGCTGAATATCTAAATGATTATTCAGAGTTTGATATTGCCGCCGGGGCACAGGCTCTAGCAGAAGACCTTATTTTGAATGTGATGGTTCGTGCTAAGAAACTGAACTGGAGCCGGAACCTAGTTTACATGGGCGGTGTTGCTCTTAACTGTAGTGCCAACCAACGGATTGGAAATTATTTTGACAACATCTGGATCATGCCTTGTCCTGGTGACGCAGGCAGTAGTCTTGGCGCTGCTGCCTTGGCACATGGTGGTCGAATCAACTGGACCAATGCTTATCTTGGCCACAATATCCTCGGTGCTTATCCTGTCAATGCCATCCTGGATGAGTTGGTCACTAGAAAAATTGTGGGAGTGGCTAGTGGTCGAGCAGAATTTGGACCCAGGGCCCTGGGCAATAGAAGTTTGTTAGCAGACCCTCGTGGCTCGGAAATAAAGGATCAAGTAAATGAGATCAAACGTAGACAACAATTCAGACCATTTGCACCAGTTATCCTTGAAGAATACGCTGATCAGTATTTTGATATGCCTAGGGGTTTCAGCACTAGTAGGTATATGCAAGCAGTCGCCAACTGCTGGTATCCTGATCTTTTTCCTGCTATTGTGCATCATGACGGCACTAGTAGAGTGCAGACAGTTCCTGCGGATGGTTCAGGCATTAGAGAACTCTTGGAAAAATGGTACGTGATGACTGATTGTCCTATGCTGCTCAACACGTCATTGAACATACGCGGAGAGCCCATGGTCAATGATCGAGCAGATGCGGACCGCTTTGAACGTGAGTACGGCGTTCGAGTTTGTAGTTAAAAGTAAGTTTCTAGCCCGCCACGTCGGCGAATGTCTTGAGTACAGCAACTGATGCCGCCATCCCAGAAGTAGCTGTGACGCAGTTCACTAATGATAGGTTCAATCTTGTGCTTACGACAGTAGTCAAACACTTCTCGGTTATAGGCACTAAAGATAACGTGACTTTCGTCTAGCACAAGACAGTTGACATCAAACACAGTCTCAGCAACAAAACCTGTCCACTTGGTTAGATAGGTGTTTACAAAGTCTGTAAACTCTGCTGTGGGTGTTTGTCCTTGCACATACCATGCACCAGGGCTTTGTTCGTATTTGAACTTGCCCACTTCCATAGCAGCCCAGATTGAGCTATCCCAAATCTTGCAAACGTCCCAGCCAGGAAAATCTGCTGCAAGATTTAGATTCACATCGTGCTTGCTGCTCAACAACACACCAGGCTTGAGTATAGCAAACACAGCATCGCCATGCCCGTCGGTGATAGCTTCGTGTATGCGGTACTCAGGACCCAGTACATTGTCCACAATCCAGCGTGATTGTTCAGGTTTTAGGAAGTCTGAGTTGTCAAAGAACACATCGCGACCCACTCGCACAATACAACTGGCACTGGCACCATTTAGAATACAGTTTTCATCCCAGCCTGACGGTCCATGAGGATTAATCACACTGCCAGGATCAGCTGCTTCGTACTCGGCACAAACTGCGTCAAGCTCTTGCATGGGCAACACACGTAACAGTTTGTTGCCTAGAGTGATCTGCCAGTCACGTGGCGTCAGCGGCGGCAGCGGCGCGCCGTCCCCTGTGATTTGTTGTTGTTGGAAATTGTGTTTGTTGGGCAGATCAGGACGCCGCACTCGAGCACCAAACTTCTCAATGGTTTTTTGCAAGTTGTCTAGATCTTCGGCTGTTTCCGACAAGATCTGTTGCAGTTGATTGCGCACCTGTGGGTTTTCGATAAAATCAAAATAGTCAGGTGTGTATGCTTGCCCCACAATCACTTCTTCAAGTGGTTGCCAGCTGGTGTATGAATTAATTGTATTGCTCATGAATGTCCTTGATCAAGCTATTTAAACGCTGCGTCTTGAGTTCGGCAAATAACTGTTGGTTGTGTTCTATGTCTGCTCGTGCAGTTTCAAACCGATCTGCCAATCTATGCCGTGCCTGAGCAACTGCATCACATAGGCGTATCCAGCGTTGGGTGTTATCCTCAATGCGATCATACATGGTGTCCAACACTGTGTCAAAGGTCTTGTAGCCTAGATCACGCAGAGCTTGTAAACTGCCCGCAGGACCGGCAACAAAGAACAGTTGTCCGTGCTTGATTGGCTTGAAAGTTTTTTCAGTTAAGAATGCGCCACCGGACTGATCTGCGTCCCAGTGTGTTTCCATCACAATGTTGCAATAACTGTTGACGTGATATTTGGATTCAGTTTCAGAATGATTGTTGCGGCTGTCCTGATCAAGTTCGTCGCTGACATAAGGTGCCTGGCCAAGAAACTTCACAGTGGCTTCACGCAGTCCGGGTACAGCGTCTATCTCAATGGGGTTGTCGTTATCTAACTCACCAGTTTCGCAGTAGCTCCAGTAACTGCGGTCCAGCACACCTGTTCGTGACAAATCTGCCATTGCAGTGGCTCTCCAGCTTTTGTGTAGTCGATTTAACACAGTGAATTCACGTTCTCTTGGTTTAGAATGTATGGCCAGAGGTGCTTGTTCACGGTTGCGCTGATAGTACCAAAGTTCAAAGTCATTGAAGTACACAAAGCCTGGAATATCTCGTGCAGCAGAGTTAGCACTAACAAAAATATAACAGTTGGCTGGTAGTCGTACTTGTACAGCTAATTTGTCCAATCTTTGTTTGATCCTGGCAGGATTGTCCCCTTCGTGATAGTAAAACAACACACGAATTTTCTTCTGGCACACAGCAGTAAAAATTTCAGCAGGCAACAAAGTAAAATAATCAATGCTAAAATTGAAAAAGCTCAGACCTATTGGGTAAAACGTATTGGCTGGCAAGTTGTTGTGAATGTAATGAATGTTGATTTTGACTTCATGATGGTCACAGTATTCTTGCAGTCGTAAGGGAATGGTGTAGGGAAAATGCAGATCAAACTCACGCCAGCTCTGTGTGTAAGGCCTTGCTTGGTGAGTAGCAAGTGCAGGATAGATGCGTCCTTTATCAACGCGATCAGCTATTAGATTTAATTCCATTTAGCATCTCATTTAGTTCTTGCCATAACACAGCTTCAAATCCACCCCTATAAAAGTGATTCCAGTTGTGTTCTATGACTTGGTGACACTGCTCAAACAGGTCTTGTTTGGCTTCAGCAGGCAACTCGTCGAGACTACGTAACAGGCTAGTAATGCGTTCTATACGTACATCATCGTCTGCAGAATCATAGCTCTCGTCCCAGATATCTCCAAATGTTTGAAATCCGTAACTGCGCAAATACTCCAGACTGCCCTTGGTGCCCACAATTACAAACGGCATGCCCAGGGCAATGGGTTTGAATGTTTTTTCAGTCAAGTGAAGTCGTTGGCCTGTGGCCACAGTTTCTGTAACCAAGTACAACAGGCTTTCAGCTGACTCATCAAACAAGCTGAGCCAACACGAGTGCATGGGATGATCAGTTTCGTTGGCAAAATTTATAGGCAAAGTTTGTGCGGCAAACACTGATTCTATATCAGGATACTTGTTTGACAATGGTTTTACAGCATCTAGTATGCTGATATTTTCTGAAGGACACACAGAAGGGCAGCTGATATGATTGTGTGCCATTCCGTTCTTAAAGATGTGGTACAGCATCTCCAGCCGGTGTTGTCGCTCTCCTGCTATAATTCGATTAGGTGCAATGAATGTCTTTGTAATAACACGCTCAGACGCCGGCTGGATCAAGAAAGTTTTATCGTAACCTCGATACCAATCTAGTGCTGCCCAACCGTGAAAGAAATAATACAAAGGCGTCCACCAATGCTGTTTGCACAAAGCAGCAACATTGTCGCTGTTTTTTTCGCTGGTTACAAGATATCCGAGATTATGTAACATCACTAGCTGTTGTATGCTTGTATTTTTTAATATATCTACATTACAAACAACTACTCTTGCAAAAGTAGGCATGTGTATGTCCAAATTTATTGGCTCTTGGTCAAAAAAGAATATATAATTGTGTTCATGTATGTCATCTCTGCCATAATTCATCACACTGGCAGGATCACTGCGTCCAAACGGTTCGCAAAAGAATGCTCTAAAACCAGGACGGTTAGCCTTCAGCCAGGGCCAGAATGTGTTGTTGTAAATTTCATCTATTCTAATCATTAATGTTTGACGTATTTTATTCTGGAAAGAAACCCAACTTGTTTGTGCATGAGCAGGAAGCTGACAGCATTGAGCATGCGCAGACTCTGAGTCGTACTAGGTATTTCTGGTGGATCACATACTTAGCTGATTATAGCACACATGATTGGGATTTTCAACCTGTGCCTTGGCAAAGCGAGTACACTCACACATGGCCCAGTCAACATCATGAGTATTCGGGCACATACCTTGTGCCCAGGGGCGGCGAGATCAAATATCACTTTCATGATCGAATTATTCCAAACAAAAGTTCGACTATGCATTTCTATACTGCAATGTCAAACGCAGAGTTTGATTACTCCTGGGCACCACATCCGCATGATCCTCCTTACATCTATGTGTTTGGCAACCAGTGGTGGCCAGCAGAGATCATGCCCACAGTAGAATATCATGTGCCGGGTGCAACTGAACGCAAGTACATGACAACACCAAGAGCTGAGCTGACACAAAATCCCAATCGACCCTGGTACAACGTGGTCAACAGCGACATGGACTATTCATGGGTACCTGATCCTGGAGATGTTCCTTACATCTATGTGTTTGGCAACCAGTGGTGGCCAGCAGAGATCATGCCCACTGTGGAGTATCGTGTGCCAGGCGCAACTGAACGCAAGTATGTTGCATGGCCACGTGCTAGTTTGCTAGCAAACTCTGCTAGATGGACTGTGCCTGATTCAGTTGATCCTGCTGGTGTAGACTTTAGCTGGGTACCTGATCCTGGAGAACCGCCCTATGTGTATCAGTTTGCTACACAACATCAAAAGACTGGCGGACCTGTTTATCGTGTGCCCGGTGCGGTAGAAGTCAAGTACCTTGCTGAACTAAAAATTCGCACAGTGGGCAAAGCCACAGCCATATACGAAATTGATCACATGGATGGCGCCGCTGGACAGATACCCAACATCACTCGTCGAGTGCGATACTTTGACAACTATAGAGATACCTTGATACGCTTGGCCAAGAGCATAGGCACAGAACATGAATATGTCTGGGTATGCAGCAGCATCTGTGATTACACTGACTTTGACTTCTCGTGGCATCCCGAACAATGGCAAGCCACAATGCTGCATGTGTTTGCAAGTGATACAGAAAAGTTTGGAGACACATTCTTCATGCATGTGCCTACCTTTGCTGAGTATGCAGAACGCAAGGAATTGCTGGAATGGTATGATTGCAATTTTGTCAGTGTTGGTGTACCTCGCAGACCCATGCCCGTAGTACAACACGATCAAGACAGTCATGTGGATGTGGTTCGTACCCGAAACTTTGCCGGTCCACTGGCAGTGTTCACACAGTCCGACTACATGAGCACAAACTTGGTCACTGTGCCACTATGGAGAGAACAAACCAAGACCATAGTTCCGTTGAATCCTGGTGCCAGCAGTGTGGTTGTACCTCGAACGGCCATACCCTACATCAAGACGCAGCTATATGATTATCCCTATGTAGACAAGACGCACTGCATGCTAAAGGATCAGCTACAGGATATTGTGTTCATCTCCAACGGTGAACCCAATGCTGAGCAACATTACAAAAGATTGAGTTTGTTGCCCAAGGCTAATCGCCTGGTGCGTGTGAGCAACATCAATGGTCGTGCAGCAGCATATCATGCAGCAGCTGAGGCCAGCACCACACCCTGGTTCTTTGCTGTGTTTGCCAAGCTGGAAGTGGACATTGACTTTGACTTTACTTGGCAACCTGATCGCATGCAACAGGCCAAGCACTACATCTTCCATGCCCAGAATCCTGTTAATGGCCTAGTATACGGACACCAGGCCATGATTGCATACAACCGGCAATTAGTATTGGATAACCCGGGTATAGGCCTGGACTTCACACTGGACTCACCGCATGAAGTGGTGCCTATCTTGAGTGGCGTGGCACACTATAACACTTCACCGTGGTCAAGCTGGCGCACAGCGTTTCGTGAATGTATCAAATTGAAAGCCAGCTTGCCTGATGTGGAAAGTGAATATCGGTTAGGCAAATGGCTTGATGTCAACAGCGACGAAGCAGATCCTCAGTGGAGCCGATGGGGTGCAGAGGATGCTGTGAATTACTACGATGCAGTCAACGGCAACTTTGATGCGCTGAAGAAAAGCTACGAGTGGGAGTGGCTAGCTAGTTATGCTTTTATCAAACGCAGTCTAGTACCGAACTAATAATGTATTCTACTTCTGAGTCTGTGAGCTCAGGATAGATAGGCAGACTCAGTGCTCGTCTACTCAATGAACTTGCAGCACTAAGAATACTAGGTCCAGCATACTGTTGATATGCCGCCAGTTCGTGCAATGGATGTTGGTAATGTACTCGAGTCTCTATGCCCGCAGACTTCAGATCTGCTTGCAGTTGATCCCGATTGCTGGTATCAATAACAAATTTGTGAAAACAGTGAGTAGACACATTTGAATCGTCGATCAAACAACGAAACGGTGCTTTACCAAATGCGTCTATGTAGCGCAGTGCAATTTTTTCCCTGCGAGCTTGCCACGCATCTAGATACACAGTCTTGACCATCATTTGCGCACAGTCTACTTCGCTCATGCGTGAGTTAGTGCCTGTTTGTGTATGACCAGATCGTTTACCGTTGTCACTCCAGTTACGAGCATAGTCACTTAGATTGCGGTCGTTGGTGACTACGGCACCACCGTTGCCGTAGTTGTTTAGATTTTTCATGGGATCAAAACTGATAGCACTGGCTTCGCCCACACGATGGCAACGGTCAGACAACCAGTGTTGTGCTGCATCTTCAATTATCAGGTGGCTAACACGGCGTAGACTATCAGACAATGCTGCGCCATACAATCCAATGCCAAGTATGGCTTCGTAACTCAGGTGTGGTGGTTTATCTCTAAATTGCATGTTGCCATTGGCATCGGTGTCAACCAAGTGTATGTTCCATCCTGCTCGTACAAATGCATTTGCACTGGCAGGAAATGTCATGGCAGGAATTAACACTGTAGGTGGTGTTGGCTGGGGATGCAGGCTATGCTCTGTGCGGTAATAGCCAGCCAGTATCTCCAGAGCCTGTGTACCCGAATGGCACAGTACTGCATAATTCGAATGATTTTTTTGAGCCAACCATTCCTCAAACTGTTGAGTGAACTGGCCGTTCATGAGATTGCCAGATGCTAGAACCTGGTCCGTTGCATCCAGTATCTCCTCTCTGAGATTATTATACTGTCTTTGTAGACCAGTAAACGCTATTTGAAAGCCACTCATAGTAATTTTGGAATCCTTGTTCAACGTCTACTCGGGGATCAAAGCCCAGTATGGTTCTTGCACGATCGATGTTTAATGCGCCACGACTGGGAAAGTCTGCATCTCGATCTCGACATTCAATGGTACCAGAACCCACGATCTTCACAATCATTTCGGCTGCTTGTAACAAACTCACTGAATGTGATTTGGTAATGTTGTATGTTCGGTTGGCACTCATGATTCTAGTTGCAGCAGCAACCACACCATCGGCAGCATCATCCACATAGGTAAAGTCCAGTGTTTCGCCTGCACCATTGACTTTCAGCACACCGCCACGCATGGCGGTCAGCATGAACTTGGCCACCACACGATCCTCCACATCGAGCGGTCCGTACACAGCACTGGGACGAAGTATCACATACTCCATGCCGGTTCTGCGAGCATAATCTTTGACCAACCATTCACCGGCCAGCTTCATGATACCATACTGTCCTTGCGGCCTGCACTCGTCGTCCTCTAACACTTGATCTTCAAAGTCGCCGTAGACCATGCTGCTGGACATGTACACAAAGCGGCGGACCTGGTGTTTTTTGGCACTCTCAAGAAGATTGATTAGACCACGCATCATGACATCAGCAGCCAATGCAGGGTTGGCATTGACTACTTTTTGTCTGGGAAAGCTGGCACAGTGTATGATTACCTCTGGTGTCTCTTTACCAATAATGGCATCCATACGATCTGCATTTTCAATGTAGTCGTGATAGTGACTACATGGTGCTAGTTTTTTAAGACGTTCACCAATCAAATAGTCAACTTCTTCACGCGGAATAATACCGTAGGTGGTTTGGCTATCCACAATGCTCACTGTGTCATTGCGCTGCTGCAAACGAGCCGCCACATTGTGCCCAATCAGCCCTAGTCCGCCGGTTATCAATACTTTCATTGGTTGCCCCATTTCATTTGATACCATGTATACACTTTTTCATCCATCACAGTAAAGTCTCCGGCTCTGCTGTATTCCCAGTATCTTCCGTCTCGATATGTTCCTGCGTGTCCAAAACTCGTGAGCAGCCAGTTTTCTGCAGCCATACCTGGCCACCCTTTTATCTTGTACAGTGTGATTGGCACAAACTGTTCACCATCCCACACTTGTTTCTTCACAGGCGGCGGCAGTGTGACTTCAGCATCTACATATTCAATTTTTTGTGTCCACATATTTGAGCCTCCAAAAAGTTTCGTTGGATTCGCTGAGTCGTGCCACGATACGATACACCTGATGGTAGCCTGTGTGATCCATATGATGAGTCCAGTAAGGTTTTGATACAGCATGCTCCATCACAAACTTGCCTGCGTCTGTTTGTTGCCATTCCCAGATTGGTGCAGCAACATATATGTCCGGATCCTCTACATCACCCATTCTAATTTCATGCACACACACGTCACGAAAACGCACTGGCTTGTTGTCCAAAATTTTTGTTTCGGCAGCACGCCAGTGCTTGTATTCGTCTTGTTTGTTATGTACCATTGCCATAACACATTATAGCAGATTATTTTATCAGTGTCGAGGTCATTGGAAAAATTGCTGCAATGGCCTGGGCGCAAGCACGAGCAATGTCCATGTGTTCTTTTTGAGTACCGTTGCTGGCACGAAGCTCAATGTAATGAATCCAGCTGCGCAAGGTACCGTTCATGTACATGCGACTCACAGTTAGTCCTTCTGGCAGCACAGCCCGAGCCTGTTCTTTGGCAATGCCATTGGCAATGGCCCAGGAGTATTCTTGTTTGACGCTGAACAGCACACGCTTCTGAGCACGTTCCCATTCAATGGCCAGGAGCTTTTGTGCTTCGTCACTCATGTCTAGCTCTACACTGTTCTGTCGATTCTTTGTGTCCTGGAATCTTGCCTCACGTAGCACAAACGCTTCATCAAGTTCAGCTGTAGGATCAGCATATCTCTGACTGAACTCCTGGAAGCTGAAACTTCTGTGACGTAGAATCTGTCGGGCAATGTCTCTGGTGGTGACAATTTCCATGCAGGCACTGACCATCTCGAGTGGACTCCAGTGCTGGTGTTTGACCAAGTATCGGATGAGTTTTTCTGATGTGTCTGTGTTGAACTGATTGGCAGGATTGCTGACACGGGCACAATACGCAATGAGCTCTTGGGCATCGCTGATGCCCTGGTTGGTAAATTCTGCAGTGGGTTCTGAAGAGGAGATAAGTCTAACATTCATGCTATTTTAAATTGGTCAAGAGTTTATCGGTTTCAGGTTGTACTAGTTCGGCCACAGCACCGATATCTACCACGAATTCAACGTCACGAACCTGATCATCCAACTCCAGCAGTGTGCGAGTTAGTATGGTTTCAAGTTCATTGCTGTCCAAGCCCTGGCGTCGTAGAGTTTGTAGATTTATTGTTTTTTGTCGCTTGCTATGTAGCTTGATTACTACTTTTTTGATACACTCGAGAGGTACCTCGGTCTTGTGTACCTCCTCAATTATATGCTCCCACATAGCAAGGAATTCATCACTGAACGGCATCGGCAGTCACTACCTTTTTGCGACTGCGAATTTTGGCAGGGACTGCTTCTGTTGGTGTTGCTGCTGCAACAACTTCACCGGTGTTTTGCACACCTGGGAACATGCGTTGTGCATCTTTTTTCATTCGGGCAGCTTCAGCAACCAGGCTACGAGCTTCCAGTTCCATACGTTTGGCCTGTGCTAGCATGTTGGTGGCCAAGGTTTTGTCGTCCAATGCACTGTTGGCATCACTGGTCAAGGGCGCGGCAGCTGGTTGGGCTTGACGTTCGCGGCTGCGTTTGTATTCAGCTTCGGCCTTGCGTTTCTGTGCAGGATCAACAAAGCCAGCGCTGGCATCTAGTTCTTGCAGTCGCTTGTGGGCCGACTCACCTGTTTCCATCTCGCGAATGATCTGATTCATTTCATCCAGCTTGACACTGCTTTGTGCTGTGGGTGTTACAATCACTTGGCTTGCGGGAATTTTCTTGATCATTCCTTCACGATGCAAAGCCTCTAGTTGTGGTCTACCGTCGGGCAATAAATTTCGTCCCAGCACATCTGCTAGATTGGGTGCTGCTTGCCCAGGTAGACTTTCCAAAGTGCTCATGATTGAGTTGTGAATGTGTGTGGGCAGTGTTTCTGGATACACAACCAAGCACATGTGATCTTCACCAGGTACTTCTCTAAATAAAATTGCGACCTTGCGATCACCATGACGTCCAATATGTTTAAGCATTTTGTTCTCCTTGTGCTTGTTGTTCAGCCAGTTGAGCTGTTGTTACTTCTACAAACTTTGAGAGTTTGTCATAAATGGCACCTACAGTGCTCATTTCTTGTGCTTTGAAGGCACCGCGATTGGCAGCAGCTTCTAATAGACTTTTGAGTGAAGCCATGTCAGCAATGGTAAGTTGTGCGTTTTCCATATAGATATTTAATCTATAAAAATACAACGGCAATATTTTTAAATCAATATACTGACATTTAACAATACAGCTTGATGTCTTTGTATTTGACCTTGACAAACAGCTCATGCCATTGATCATTGTGCTTTAGAGGCAAATCCAGGAACACAGTTACCAGCGGTCCTACGCTTTCGTTGACCATGATATCAGCGCCGCATGTGCCCACAAACGGCACTCCATGATATTTGCCTATAACCCGATCGCCAATGTTGTATTTTGCAACCGGACGATTGGCAGCAAAATACTCAGCTAGACTGGCCACACATCACTTCATCTGAAACTTGGACATCTTGTAGTTGGCATATACCATCACTGCATCGAATGCGGCCCAGATGTACTTTTGCTCTACAAAATGTTCAATAGTGGCCAGACTCAACCAACCAATCAAAAACCAAGAGATCTCATCTTGGTATTCAACATACCATGCTCTAAATTTGCTCATCATAATATTTTTCCTTTTTTAATCATAGACTCAAATCAGTCCATTACCACTCTTTTTTGGCCGCCTTGGCCTCTTCAACTATCCTCTTGAACAGTTTCCACAACGGGTTGTAGAAAAAACCAATAGCAAAGCCATACACAAAGGGCACAAGTGCATTGACAAACTCAGTCATATCACACAATCCGTCCGGTCACAGCATAGATCAAATCATCCAACACACGTTGGTAGTCTTTTCCGTTGCGTCGAAGCATCCAGATTTGTTGCACCAATTCGTTACTGTCGTATGGCCCGGTGCTGGAAGGTAGTTCTCCGCGTTCTTCTAGTTCTTCAATCAGATCATCGGTGTCAAAGTCGTGCAAGTCAACATCAACTTCAACTTCTTTGTAAACTGTTTTGTACATGAGTATGCCTTACTTGTTCATTTAGTAACCTCAACACAGGTAAATTTCATTACCTTAGTTGTTCCAGCAGCCATCTTTTCAGCAGTTTTACCAGCTGCTGCACATTCTTGTTGAGTTCGGAAACCAGGCACTGAAGTCAGCGCCATGGAATCCTTATCACTCATCATACCAACATGTGCAAATAGTATTAGAGTCCAGAGCATATTACTTGTTCATCATGAGTGCGTTGAAGTTTGAGGGAACAACAATGGTCTGCACTTGACCGTTCTTGATACCTTCCGAAATGTTCAACATGGCCTGTGCCTGCATGAACGCAATGCTTGCACCTGAGTTGTTGGCCAATGCTGCCATACGACGGCTTTCAGCTTCAGCGGTCTTGACTTCAACTTCCTTCTGCTTGAGTTCGTTTTTACTGCGAACCAATGCATTGGCGCTTTCAACCACAGTGTCGGCTGGCACAATATTACGAATCAACACCTGACTGATAGTGATGCTACTGTCTAGTTTTTCTTCGGTAAGATTACGAACAATTTCTTCCTTGATAAAGGTTTCCATGTCACCACGAGCATCTGCCATGTCCAGGGCCTCGTACTTGCGAGCAGCCTTGTAGATGGCGTTACGAGCATTCTGTACAATGTAGTTGTACATCACATAGGTATCGCCCTTGAACTCAGCATGAAAGCTCTTGTTCTTGGTACTGTACAACTCTGCAACACTTTGTGGGTTGATGTTATAAACAACCACGGCATCCACCTCTTTCATGGTGCTGTTGTCTTTGGCCACAGGAGTCATGTTGTCCAGAACTACATTGACATCCTTGATAGGGAATGTGAGCACTTCACCAATCAAGGTTTGATTGAACGAGCCTGGCAACAGTTCGCCAGATTTTACCTGTTTGTCAAAGCCCACACGCACACCGACCTCGCCGGTTTCAATGCGAGTGCAAGCACTAGTAAGAGCCACAGCCGCGGCTACGATAGAAAGTTTAATAACACGATTCATTAGATAACTCCAAAAAAAAGAAAAAGATTGATACCAATCACAATACCCAGCGCAACATACGCCAGGCGTCCAACCACTTCAGAAAACATACAGTTCCTTAAAAAATTACCACAATTGCTGTCATCAGCATTACTGTTAGCAGTGAAACAATTATACTGTATCCTAGAGATTTTGTCAAGGACCAGCGTTCTTTTCCGTCTATCTTTCGCCAGGCCGCAATGGCAAAATGTATCACAGCAACCGAAACAAAAAATACCAACCAAAGTCTAATCATTCTTCAACTCCAAAATATTACTTGCCCAAGTAGTGAACAACCACAGTGGGACCAATTACACACACAAGGACCAATAGTTCAATCATGATTCAACTCCAAAATGTCTATTAACGCTATCTTGTATCTGTCTTGCTACCTGTTTCCAACCATCTTTAGCATTCTGAGCAATCCAATACTGTCTCCATTCATTGGTTATCTCATGAGCATATCCTCTAGCCATACTTGAACCTTCTGGCGGAGTCCATTCTCCACTCCACATAGGAATGGCGCGATCTGCCTTCCATAGAAATTCGTGTGAGTTACAATCAGTCGACATAGTTCAACTCCATTAACAACTATTTCCACACCTGCACAGACCAATAGAGTGGCCAGAAGAGTGATGAAACGAATGCTCCAACAGCATTCTCTCCGGCAAAGGTAGAATCTACCTGCTGATAGGCATGCCCGTAAGTAACTATGAATGCTGTAAAATACGCAGTGATCAATGCTATGATTTCCTTCATTCTTCAACTCCGAAATTTATCTGCCACTGTGTAGTAGACGTCCATACCATCATCTATTGCCTGTAGCACTTCGTTTAACACATCCTGAACAATCAACTCGGCGAACTTTTTATAGGCTGCTTCAGATTCTTCGGCTGACATGGCTCGCGGCCACGGCGCACCGTCGAGATCCACATACAGTCCGGCCTCTGCACCAAGTTTTAGAATTCGTTCGTTCATTCTTAAAATCTCCGTATAAAGTCTCGTGCTTTCTGATTACCCAGCAGGGCGAATACACATATCCACGAGACTATTACAACTCCTACTCCTGCTACTGTTATCCCCAAATACAACGGAGAAAGAATTACTAATAAAATAATCTCAGCCGGAGTCATTCTTCTACTCCAAAATGTGTTTGAATCTGGGCGGTACAATTCTTGGCGCCACCCCACATACCTTCGTGAAGCATACGACCTGCATCAGTTACAAATTTACTATTAGTCATAGCATCAGCATCTGTAGCAACTTGCTCGCATTGTGCAATACATTCTGCTACAATCAACTCGGCGAACTTTTCTTTATCAAAGTCCCAACACGCTCCGTCATGAGCCGTGGGATCAATGCGGGTAGTGGCCTGCTCAATCAGTAGTTGAATTCGTTCGTTCACTTTGTGATCTCCAGCCGGGTCAGTGCTGAGTCAAACTTTTTGTCTGCGGGCCAGTCTGCAAGATAACCGTTGTCCTTGTCAAACTGTTGTAAAAATTCATCCTCAGTAATCACTCTGTGTGACACAATCTGCTCGCCCAGGCACTCCTGGCTAAACTCTACAGCCTGTTCCATGGTCACAGTGTCTCTGGCCCACTCTTCCGGTGAATCTTCTGCCAGTTCCACAGCATAACGCATGCGATATGATACCAGTGCATCAACCAGCACAATCCTGGTCTTGGGCTTCTTGCTCATGGTCCAGGAACCATCTTTGTTATCAGTCCACACAACAGTGTCACCAATTTGCCAACCAACTGACTGCAACAGTTCGTCGCTGAGTGGCAGAATCAAATCGCCGTTGGCATCTTGCTCTAGTCTAACAATCATTTGTTTTTCTCCTCATCGTAGTAGGCATGCTGTCCCCAAGGTGGCACAATGGTTGTAGTGCCATGCAAGATCCACACAGTGTCTGCGTAGTTCTCATCACCCCATGAACCAAACGGGTAGCCGTCTGTGAACACTACCAGGCGCTTGGGTTCAATCTCGTTCTCTTTCAGGTAGTTGAAGATACATTCAAAGTCTGTGCCACCACCACCCTTGATTTCGTAATCGCAGATGTCATCTAAGTTTTCACTGTCATACTGCACAGGGTTGTATGCTTCGGTATCAAATGTGACCACATGAATACGGTATGCTGGGAACGATTCCATGATGCCTTGAATCTCACCCAAGAAGTCTTTCAGCATGGTTTCGCTAATACTGCCAGATGCATCCAGAGCCACAGCAATATCAATCATGGGATCCAGTTTCATGCCAGGCATGACTGCATCCATGTGCCAGCCTTTACGGCTTGCTCGCATCCAGGTGTAGTCACTTTTGATAGTGCTCTCCAATTGCATACGCAACAGTTCACGCCAGTTCATTTGTGGCTCGGTGAGCTCCTGGATCAGTCGCTTGACACCTGCGGGCAAGTTGCCTGCTCCGTCCACTGTGGCAGCCGCTGCCAGCATGGCTTCCTTGATCTCATCCTTGATGGCTTGACGTTCTTCGGCAGTGAGTTTGGGACGACCTTTGCCTTTGCCATCTTGATCGTCGTCACTGTCGCTGTCGCCTTCACCATCCAGGTGCTCGTCGATCATTTGATCCAGCAATTTGCCAATGTCAATCTTGTCTGCTTTTTCATACAAGATATCGTAGATTTCTTCGGAGCTCATGCCATCATACTTGGGATCATACAAACAAGGCACTGACGTGATCTTTTCACCTACTTTGTGTTTGATTAGGTCTGCATTAACGCAAAAGTCATTGGCAATGTTAAACAGTTGAGGATCTCTATCACCCCTACGGCCAAAGTGATCATATACACAATGCAAGACTTCGTGGCCAAACAAGAATTCAATTTCTTTGGGACGCAACAGTTTGATGAAACGGCTGTTGTAATAGAAGTTTCTGCCGTCTGTTGCGGCGGTACTGCACCATTCGTCGGCATTGACCAGTTTCAATCTAGTGGCCAAGTTGCCAAAGAAACTGGCTTTCAACAGCAAGCCCACACGGGCAGTGATCAAAAGCTCACGTACTTCTCGATCAATTTTGGGATCAGTTTTGCCCAGCAAGTTGGCAAACTTCTTGTGGTCTTCTTTTGTAGCAGTAGTAGATGTCATGCGAGTCCTTTGTTGCTTATGTGTAATTATAGCACAATAGCGATTAATGGTCAAATCAGCTATTGTTCTGACGTTCACGGTTTAGGTAGCGATTAATGGTCAAATCAGCTATTGTTCTGACGTTCACGGTTTAGGTACTTTAACTGGAACCAAGAGTGCGCAGCCTCTGTAAAAAAATCCAAGTGTACCTGCGGACTGTAGTGATGCCGTTTTTCCACAGAGACTAGCCCAGGATATATTACTGCGGCGGTTGAAATTGGTGCATAGTAGGGTTCTAGTCCTTGATGGTCACGGGCAGTAAAACCTAGCTCACGCCGCATTATGTGCCGCATGCGAATTGTGTTGCCATAAGTCTGAGTCAATTGATCTAGAATCTTTGTCCAGTCAGCAGGATCATGAAATACCACAAGATTCTTTTTTACAGTTACCTGTCCCACTATTCAGTGCCTGAATGTGCCAGTTGAAAAAATGCCAGTTCTTTTTCACTAGCAAGATAGATACGATAGTCTTTGTATGCAACCGAATATGCCCAGTGCTGATTGATATCTTCATCCTGTACCGCAACAGCAGGATTAAGCATTTTACAACGCTTGATAGCGGTACGAGTTTCCACATCCTGCCCCCAGCCCCAGGTGCGATTCATCCAGCGACGAGCTCGGTCAAAATCCAACACACCAGTGCTATGTCCCCAGGTATTTTTGGAAAACTCTAGCATATAGTTGAAGCTCGCGCTATGGCTGAAGCGGCGGTCCATATCGGTTACTTGATATTTCATTTGTAACTGCTGCTCTGCAACATGTAGGGTTTATGAACTTCGTAGTATTTCTTAAAAATATTTTCGTAGTCTTGCCAGTCACAATGTGCCCATTCTTCTTTATAGTCGATTCGGGTTGACTGTAATCTTGACCAAAATAGTTTTTTATTGTGTCCAGTCACCTGCGACCGTGCCTTGGATTCAGTATCGTAATATCTCAAAATCTCGCCAGATTTTTTAGTATACACTATCCATCCCATACTCTGGTCCTTGTGATAAGAAACACCGGGGCTGTGATTAAACAGCCCCGATCAATTTAGGTACTAGCAGCCAAAATGTACTTGCCAAAGCGTTGATGGAACTCGTCAAAGTTTTTCAGCTTGGTAGGCATCATGGGCAAGTTATAAGTAGTAAGGGCAATTCTAGCACCCATCACAGTCAACTCTGTTTCAAAGTTTTTCATCATGTAGCCCAGGAAGTGGTCGGCCATGTCCTGAAACTTTTTGTCCTCCACCTTGTTCTCCACAGCGGCCTTGAGCTCGTAGCACATGGAGATCACCAGGCTGTACATGGCACTGACTTCTTTGACGTCAAGAGTGGTAACCTTGCCACTCAAGATATCTGCAGGGTTGGGCATGCGTCCGGCAATCTTGCGATGTGCCATGAACTTCACAGCAAGACCTTCGCCCACAGTGCCTGCAATCAGGTTGGTCATGGTGTTGTCGTCGCTGTCATCTTCTTGCAGGAGCTCGCTTACAAAACTCCAGGTACGCGGTGTAGCAAACGCACGTGAGCTGGACTTAGAATCAAAGTCGTACAGGTCCTGTTTAGCAAAGCTCAAGTAGCCAACCACGTCCTTGTGAACTTTGTTGGTTACAGCCCACTCTTGCCAACTAGCAAAATCCACCTTCATCTCTTGGTGCAAGAAACGGTTTGCCAGCGGAGTAGGCATGCGGTAAGTAACGCCCTTGTCGCTTTCCCTGTTGCCTGCGGCAACCATAACAACATTTTTAGGCAGGCGATATTTGCCAATGCGTCGATTCAGAATCAACTGATATGCGGCACTTTGAACGCTGGGTGCGGCTGAATTCAACTCGTCCAGGAACAGGACCACAATGGGATAGTCCTTGGCCATTTCTTCGTCGGGCAATTCCACAGGAGGTGCCCAATCCATCTTGCCAATGTCCTTGTTGTAGAACGGAATGCCACGAATGTCGGTGGGTTCCATCTGGCCCAGGCGCAGATCAATCATTAGGCCACCTAGCTCTTTGGTGATATTTTCCACCAGTTCGCTTTTGCCAATACCCGGAGGACCCCACAGGAACAACGGACGCTGGACGCGGAATGCTTTGAGCAGGCTCTTGCGGGCTTGTGCAGAAGTAACAGTGCGGGTATCTGACATGGAAATTTCCTTGGTGGAGTGGTTGAAAATTGTATTATACGTGATCTGTGATTTTTAGTCAAAATCAAGTTCTGGCCGAAAACGTTGTGTAAGCTCGCGAATCATGTGAGCAAACACTTGTTGACCCTGATCTTCTGCCTGGTCTGGTTCTGGTTCTGGTTCTGGGGCATAAGGCATGTTGTCCGGTTCCTCTATAGGGGCAAAATAATCTTTAATGCGACTCATGCTACTACCTTCAGCATGTTGGCAGGAACCCGCCACAGGCCCCCGCCTGTGTCTACAGTCACATATTTGATGGCAATCTTTTGCACAAAACCACGCATGACTCGACCAGTTTTAGCACTGGTGAATTCCACGTTGCTCTGCAATGTCAAGGCCCGTTTGTTTTTCTGGGCTAGTTGAGCCCGAGCATATTTCACAGCATCAATGATGCTGGTGAGTTGATCGTTGGTAAAATTACCTGCGATGATCTCAGTGTTGATGCTTTGAATGCTCATGTTCTCTCCTGTTTTGTTTTGCTATACATGTATTATAGCAGAAGAGGTATTTTAAGTCAAATATTGCCTAGTGTTAGGCCATTGTAACAGCAATAAAAGCCAGCATGAACACCAAGACGGCTCCCACAATGGGCAACACAATGTGTATGTGTTCAACCACATCGTCCACTGGATCTTTTTCTGGTTCTTTATTCTCCGGGTTCATGTTCTTCTTTCTTGTACATGTCCCATAGTACTGCTCCCACTACGGTTACAATAATTATGGTAGAAATAATTTCATCAACGGTCATGGTCATGCTCCGTAGTAGGTTTCTTTGTCTTTTTTGGCCAGTTTGGGATCATTCCAAACATTGCGCTGATTCCATTCTTGAATTTTGGCCAGGCGTTGTTCTTCAGTAAGTTCATCACAGCGACTGCTTCGATCAGGCATGCGTAGATATTCCACAGTGCCTTGTCTCACAGTGACTTGGCCAGGGTTATATGTTTTCCTGAACACTTGCATGACATAGCCAGTGCTGAATGCCATGGTGATTAGGGCAATGTGACCAATCATGTTGTAGCCAATGGTCATGAGTTCACCAATGTAAAGACCAAAGGCCAGGCACCAGAAACAGGCCAACACAATGCTGGCAAAGTATTTCAAATAAGTTGGTGCATGTCTTAGACTGTTGACATTGGGATTGAGCCCGTCTCTGAACGCCTTGAACAAGATGTAGATAAATTTCAGCACTGCAAACATGATTTCTCCCGGTGAGTTATTGTAATATTACTTGATCAAAATGTCAATGATGTTTGGTTCATTGTGCCGGGTCACCACTGCACGGTTGTCATACACTTCAATACTGGCGTGATAAACCCTGGTGACCGTGGCACCATTGGGATAAGTGGTCTGTTGCCAACTTTCCTGTTTGACAACACCTTTGCCCACAGTGGCAATGGGCAACACGCCAGTGAAGCTGTTGGCAAATTGAGTTACGGGCATGATGGAGTCACTCATTCTTCAACTCCGTATTCTGCTTTTAACGCATCCATTGCTAGACGAATCTTTTCGGCCACAGGCTGATATTTCACAGGATGGATGGGATGGTAGACCCATTCCTGGCCACCCCAGATCTTGCTACCGTTCAATAGTTTGTCCATTTCTGCCAGAATTTCAAATCTAGGATCAGCCCAGAACTTGAATTTATTATCAGGAACGATGGGCGTATTCATTCTTCAACTCCAAAATGTTCTCTAATCAAATCACCCTGTGTCCGGCCACCTTCGGCAAGTATCCAATCAACTCGGCCAGCACATTCCCGCACAATCAATTCGGCGAACTTTTCTCTATCAAAGTTAGCATATGAACTTGTATAACCTTGTGGACCAACCATTTCTACAATTGATGTAGCCTGTTCAGCAAGTTCTCGAATTCGTTGGTTCATTTCAAAAGCCTTTCAAACACAGGTGCATGATCAGGAATGTTGTCTGCATCACCAGGCTGTGCCACCACAAAGCCCAAGCCCAACAATGCGTCAATCTCTGTGGGTGTGCAGTTGGGCCAGCCGCGATGAACAAAAATCCTACGGGTCAGGTTGTCCTGGGAATAATAAATCCGGTAGCTGGCTCGAGGCGCATTGACTGCGGCTGCAATCACAGACTGTGATATCTCGTCATCCCATGTGTCGGTCACAGTGGCTCGAGTTTGCTCATACACGAAATCTTGCATCATGGTTCAACTCTCATGCTTAATACAACACAGGTTCCACGGTGTGCTCATTCCGTAGAATTTTAAACACTTCTTCGTGCTGGGTATAGATCAGTCCCTGTCGTTCAAGGATTGCTCGTCGAACCACAGCATCAAGCTGACACCACTGGTCGACAGCTTGGTAACTGCCACGTGCTTCGGCAGGAAAGTCGTTGTGTATCCAGCCGGTCAAGGCCTTGAAGGCTTCTACACTGTTCATGGAATGGCTGGATCCTATTGCCCCACGCCAGTCATTGGCCAGCACCGCATAGAAACAACTACCCGGACTATATCCATACACCAGATAGTTCAGCATGGGGTCGGCAAAGTCTCTGGGCACCGACCAACGCTCACAGGATTCTTTTAGTAGATTCCAGCTGTATACAGTTATGTTCACGATTCAACTCCCAAATGCTTTTTCAATTGGCTCGTAATACTCAACCCCAAACCTGGCTTTGATCCGTTGAATTTCTGGTCTTTGCATTGGTCCATCACCCACTGCATCCATACATTCCTGCACAATCAACTGGGCGAACTTTGAATCGTATCGCTGTTTATACATTCCTTGATTGTAAGGGTTGTGTGGATTGTAATCTGGTTGTCGAGCATATTCACAAGCATAGCAATGAGCCTGTTCGGCAAGTTGTTGAATTTGTTTGTTCATTTGGTCTTCAGGCAACGGTGCCTGTCCTGTAGGTTCATGGATCGCACAGCCTCCTCACAGAGCGCGACTGTCTCAAACTGAGCCAAAGCCCGCCAGTCCATTTTAGTACTGATGCTATTGTTCATACCAGCGTAGCCGACCACAGTCCAGATAAACAGTGTGATCACGATTCAACTCCGAAATGTTCTTCAATATCATTGATTGCTGTGGACATTGCTTCATCCACATTCCATTCATCTTCGATAGCCAGGTCTCTGTTAACAGATACCAGTTCCACACATTCCTGCACAATCAACTGGGCGAATTTTTCAATCATCTCTGGACTCATACTGTACCAGTCTGCCTTGTTCCAGTTGTCAGTGACCCCAGCTTGTTTTAAAAGTTCTTGAATTCGTGGGTTCATTCTGCAACTCCGTGATATTTCAATTGTGGTCTACGCCACAGTAACCATCCAATATACAGACCCTGTAGCCATCCAATTGCTAGACACATTAGTAATACCCAATCGTTCTGTGTCATAGTTCAACTCCAAAATGTTTCTTAATCAACTCCACAGCCTGCCCACGGCTGATCATATCACGCAACATAGGACTCAATGCTACACCGCATTCCTGCACAATCATGTCAGCGAACTTTTCAAGTTCATCTTCCCAACACTCGGCAAATGCTCTAACAGGTTTTTCTGTTGGGTCATAGGTAAACTCAATGTTTGCTTTTTCAGCAAGTTGTCGAATTCGTTGGTTCATTCCGCAACTCCGAAATGTTCTTGAATCTTGGCATGGATCAACCATGTATATTCACATTCTTCTGTGTCGGGCGTGTGATACTTGGCAATATCCATACATTTCTTAACAATCAACTCGGCGAACTTTTCATTGTCAAAATGTAGTTGGCCTTCTGGACGCTTGTCCCAGCATTGTTCAGCCAACTCTTTAATTCGTGTGTTCATTAGTCTTGCCATTCTGATGGATGAAGTTTTGGGATATATCCGTATCTGCTGGCAACCTTTTTATTCTCTGCGGCAATAAATTCAGCTGCTTCTTGATCCCAGTCTGACTGTGGTTTTGCAACGTCAAAATGGTCTGCAATTGACCGGGCCACCCAGGCCACTGCCGCATGTTGTGCAGGCTCATCTTCCAACATGTCATCCACCCGGGCAACCTGGGCCAAACATTCAGCCACAATCAGTTCAGCGAACTTTTTGTTATACACATCACGATATTCTTCCATACATTGTTCGGTGTTATGCACTCGTTCATAAATTCGCTTTTCATCTAGGGCATAGTTCCTAGCCTCAACGACAAGTTCTCGAATTCGTGTGTTCATCATTCAACTCCGAAATGTTTTTCAATCTGATATACAGCAAATTCCGTTCCCATCTTCCACATTCTTTCATATTCATCTTCAGCAGGAACTTCGGCAGCCTCAGTATTAATAACTGATATACATTTCTGAACAATCAACTGGGCGAACTTTTCTTTATCAAAAAGCCAACCATCACTGTTATTGTAAGATGTAGCCTGTTCGGCAAGTTGTTGAATTCGTTTGTTCATGCATTTTCTCCTGTGTAGCCCCAGAACTTGGTGTAGGATTCGCCCACCTTGTATCTGCCATTGTCTCGCAAAACAGTTTGAGCATCCAGGCGTATGACCAGATCGCCTTTGTTTATCTCTCCAACCGCCCAGGCTGGCACTCGGACCACAACATCAATACGCCGCTTTATCAAGGTGTAGGGATGGGTCACTTTCACGATTCGACTCCAAAGTGTTCTTTTATAACCTTGCCGATTTCGTAATCATCATCAGCAGTTAACCCGACCTCGCGTCTAAAATCAATATTAGCACATTCCCGCACAATCAACTCGGCGAACTTTGCTTGGTCAACCTTAGAAAACACCCATACACGGTTTTCGGGATCAACTGCTTTAGTTGCCTGTTTCAGTAGTTCTCGAATTCGTTCGTTCATTTTGCAACTCCAAAAGCGTCAGCGTCAGCATCATCCAGTCGTTCAGCAATGTTCAGGAAGTTTTCGCAGTATTCTCGCATGAGATCGTAACTGCGCTTTTCGTCACGGCTCAGTTCCAGTTCAGCCATGGTCTCGGCTGCATCCATGGCCTCCAGGCACTGACGCAGATCGTTTGCGGTGTTTTGAAACATGCAGTAGCTCATGTTCATATTGCTCTCCTTAGGCAAATTCGTAAAATTTAACACCAGGATCCAACTGCTTGAGCTCTTTGGCTGCGGCAGTCAAGGCCCGGTAGCGGGTCTGCACCTGACTACGGCTCAGTTCACCATCGCAGGTCAAATTCTCAGGACTGAGATCTGCATCAATGCTGTTGGCAATACTCTGACGATCCGCAGCCACCTGCAGGCTCAGAGCCTTTTGTCCAAACAGTTTGGCAAAAGAATTTTTACGATCCAAATAAGTGTTCAGTGCTGACATAGTGACTCCTTGTTGCGATGTGTATATTATAGCATTTTGGTGATTTATCGTCAACCGTTTTACATTGACCAGTAAGTTTCTGACGCAGGGTTGCAACACCAAGGCGTGTCTGCATCAATTTCCACCGGAGCGCCGCTCATCAGGTTCTTCACAGTCATCTTGGGAGCCCGGTAAGTGTCACGGCTCACAATGTTCAGTTGGTCCACGCTCCAACCTGCTTTGCGGCACAAACGAGTCCGGGTGGCGTGAGCCGCAGGGAAAGTTTTGTATGCACGAGTCTTGTTAGGACCGTCTGTTACGATTAAACCAGTACCTTTAGCAACGATATAAAACATTCTGACTCCTGTTTGCTGTTTAAGTATTAATTATAGCAGAATGGGCATTTTGGGTCAACCGAAATAATGTTGCTAAAAAACAACAAAAATTGCCGGTTAAATCAGGGTAATGTATTAGTAGAAACCATGAGAGTCTCATGGTAAATACTGAGAAGGAACAGCAATGTTGAAAACTCTAGTGAATCTACTAAAAAAGATATTCCCGGGAACTGATGCCCATTCTTGCATGGAACAGTACTTGATCAGCAAGAATATACAAACTGCTGGAGAAGCAGATTACTGGCAACGCCAGTTTGAAATACGTCAACACAAAAGATGGCTATGATGAAAAAATTATTTAATTCGGTATTTGATTACTTGTGCGCAATTGGTGATGTTCTTTATGAATACCGCCGCTTGGACCGTCGCCACTATTACTAAACTTGTTGTCAAACATGATGACCTTTGATTTCTGCAATAGCTAGCCTGCGTACCAGACCTCATCAAAGCCCTCTTCTAACGTTGGCATTTCAAAATTATTAATCATGTTCTGAACAACTTCGTCCGGGATTACCTTGCCCGGACGACTTGCTAACCGCCGAGTCAATTCGTCTGGCTCGGGAGTTCGAAACACCACTGCAATGTGCTTGTAGTTGGGCAACTCAACAAACTTTTTCCTGCGGCTTTTAACTGTGGTGCTGGTCTGGTCCCACACAATGTCCAGCCCAAAAGCTGCTGCCATATTAACATTTACCATCATCTGCTTGACAGCAGTGGGCATGTATTCCTCAAACACTTCACTGTATGTTTTATCCTGATCTTGAGCGTATGCTTCTACATGCTGATCTGTAGAAACATACTTGTGATCTTTTTTATCTTTGCCCAACCAATCTTGATTGCGGTACCAGGTACTCTTGCCGGAGCCTGGCACTCCTACCAATATGTATACAGTTGACACCTGATTGTCGTTGCTATTAATCAGGATAAGATCTTTTACGGGGTGCAGCAGCAGCGTCACGCATGAGGTATTCGCGGCCTACTTTTCCTTGCTCAATTTCCAACAAGGCAGTGACGCCGTGCCCGTGTTTGCTTGGGACTCGAGCCAGGTGGCCTCGAGCTAGTTCTCGCATGCGTAAAGACGCAATCAAGACCAAATCGTAACGATTGCCAACAGCTTCTACAGCAGCCTGGCTAGTGAGCCCAGCAGTTCTTTCAAAATCTCTCATGGTGTACTTTCTGATGTTTTTCCGTTTGAATGACGTTTGCGTACTGCATCAGTGTCCTGAAACAGTCGCTTCTCTTGTGTAGTAGGTTCGTTGAACACCTTGCGTGGGTTACCGCACATCATGCATCGGGGATCACCGCAGTTCATGGCATGATGTTTGGCAAACCTATGAGGTTCCTCAACATTGCTTCCATACTGTTTTGCAATCCTGGTCTGCTTTTTTACGGCTGACTCATCACTGAGGCGGCGCCTTGAGTTTTTGAATCGGTCTTGTTCAGTGCTCATTGAGTTCCTTGTGAATCTACACTATGCTGCACTATAACACACTCAGCACAAGACGTCAACTGCTTTGGCAAACTGTCCCAAAGCCACCGGTCAAATTAAACCAGGTCTACTGCTGGTGTATTAAATACATGTGTACAGAATAGTTTTGTACACAAGTTTCTAACCTTAAGGAAAATACCATGAAACAACTTATCGCTATTATCGCTACCCTGACCGTTGCTACTGCATTTGCTCAAGCACCTGCTGCTGCTCCTGCTGCTGCAAAACCTGCTGCCGCTCCTGCTGCTGCTCCTGCTGCCAAGAAAGAAGAAGCCAAAAAGCCAGCAGCTAAAAAAGAAGAAGCCAAGCCTGCTGATTCAGCTAAGAAGTAATGATTACGAGTGTGAAGATTCTCCAGGACCGTTGGGTTCTGATCAGTCAGATTTTCACACTTGTTATCTGTGTCCAAAAGTTTTTAAAACTTTTGGACTCCATTAATACAAGATTATCAAATGAAATATTTTTGATTGTCAAAAAGCCAGCGATAAATTGGTGTTGAAAACGGTATTGTAGTTTGACCGTCTTTGCCCATGAATTCTCCAGCAATGTTCATGTGTTGAGTGCTGTCCTGATACGTGCCAGTGCACTCTATGACTTTGCTCAAAGGCAGATGTTCAATCGTAAAGTCAGTCATTGATATCATAACATTTTTTTCTGCCAGTTGATCCAGGCCCTGCACTGTCACAGTCAGTTGGTGAGCCTGCAGATCTTCAGTATCTTCAAACAGCCAGGTCAACTTCAACGGTTCCCTAATAACTCCAGAAAAAATCTCTTGCTGATTGAGTCGCACTGTGGTGATCACTGTTGTCCAACGATCACAGAAAGTAGTGTCCCATATTTGCCCGGTTAGTTTGCCCATTGACATCCGCATGCTTAATTCACCAGTTTTGGTTACCAATGGCTTGTTTTGTTTTATAAAATCCCAGTCAGTTAACATATTG